TTCCGCTCGTGCTCGCGCCTCCGGCAAAGGCATAGGTGGAGTTATTGGTCGATGTGCCAAAAAATCCTGTCGAGCCGGCTGCGGTAAACGTTGAACTGACGACGAGGGAGCCAGACAGGGTCTGCGACCCGGCGCTTAGCACCATCAAAGTGCCTGACACAGACGGCAGGTTATAAGTGTTCGTCGTGGCGGTTGGAACGGCGGAGCAATCAAACTGCGCCTTCTTGGTCGTGTCAGAATTGTCCTGGATCGTGAAGTTGGCGTCAGTCACCGTTCCTACAGCCGTGTCTACATAGGCCGTCGTGGCAAGTCTGGTGGAGTTATTGCCTGCGGTCTGGGTCGGCGCCGTCGGATTACCCGTCAGAGCAGGGCTGGCGAGAGGGGCATAGGTCGAGGCGGCAGAACTCGTGGTCAGGTACGAGGACAGGGATGATATCGTGGCATAAGTTGCCGCGGCGTGGCTCTGTGTCTCATAGGTCGATGCTGCTGTCGAAATCGTCAGGTACGTCGAAGCCGCCGCAGCCGTGGTGAGGTAAGCCGCCAGATCCGTCAAAGTGACAAGTCCGGCAGCGTCAAGCAGGGGTTGGTACGTCGTGCCGTCCCAGAATTGCAGGACTCCGGTGTCGACGTCATACCCGAGCCAGGTCGATTGAAGTTGAGTCACGCTCATGGGTAATATCCTGCTGAGCCGCGACCGACCGTGCCGCTCATTTGATAGACCCGGTATATCAGGTCAGAGATCGAGATGGTGGCGCCGAAATCCGTGGTCTGATCCGTGATGGTGTACTGCCAACCCGGAGCCCCGAGTCCAGTCACGGTGCGCTTCACGGTCAAGCCGTCCAGCGTCATGATCTCGATTTCATAGGCCTCGGACTGTTCGTTCAGTGGCAGAGGTGTCGTTCCATTGCCGAACCGGGTGCGACGGGTCCAGGTCAGTTGCAGGTTGCCCGCCATATCGGCTGTCGCTGCCTCATCAACCGGGGCATAGGGACGCAGGCCGATGCAATACCCGGTAATGTCGTCTTCGCGGAACGTGATGTGGTCCTGGGGATATAGGGCCGGGCCATAGCGATAGGTCTGGGCCACGCCCCGCTTATCGAGCGATATGGGAACCACGGCCAGGTTGCTGAGATTGACCACAACGATTTGCGACCCGACGGGGTATGGCGCGTCGTTCATCTCGTTCTCGGTGCCGTAACTACCGCGGAGCAAATCAGTCAGGGTATATTCCCGCGTGCCGGTCAGTGTTGCTGTGGCAAATCCGACCAGTTCCCAGAGTCCAGACGGAGACTTGATGGCGATGAGATTCGTATCTCCTGCCACGTCGGCCGGGTCGACTGACGACAGCACGTCATCGGAATAGAGCAGGACCTTGACCTCGCCGGCATAGTCCCAGTCAAACCTTGTGCCGGCCGCGAGAGCTTCGGTCAGTTCGCCCATGACAGAGGTCTGCGAAACGGTCGTGACGATATCGAAACCACCCGACGCATTTTCGCGATAGATCGTGGCTCCGCCAGACCATGGCGTTGCGGCAGCCGCGACCTTGAGGGACTTTGGATCTGGGTCGGTTTCGTCGATGATAGGCAGGTCCATGAACTGGACCAGAACCGGGCCGAAGGCGCTCGATGCTGAAGAAGATGCGCCAGAGCTACCAGAGCCTATCGACAACTCATAGATCGTGGGTTCGCAGGCCGTGGCATCGACCTGGACCGAGTTTCCGACGCTGGCTTTGTTGATACGAAACCCGGGCCGGTGCTGATCAAGCGCAAGGACATCTCCCGGCTCCATGCGTGACAGGGACGGGGGCAGTTCAGTTGTCAGATTTTCCCGCGACATCAGGGCGCTATAGACCAGAGTATCGGCCCGGCTCTTGGCCTCGGCTTCCGACATGACAATGGGCCAGTTCGCCGTCGCTATGCTCTGCGTATCGCCCAGTTCAATCGTCCCTGACACGTTGGCGGTCTGGTAGTCATTCTCCTGGTTGATATAGGTCAGGGAATAGTTGGCCGGAATCTCGTACTTCTGCGTCTCGGAAATCTGATACCCGGTTGGGTTCTCATCCGTCGCGACAAGGTCCTCCGATGAGACATTGACGGTCTGGGCCAGTTTGCGGGACACGAACTTGATCAAGCCATCGCTCTCGTGGGCATCGACGGCGTAGATCGACAGTAACGGTGCCAGATCATCACGAGGCGACGAGAGTTGCGACACGAGATATCCCGTTACCGATTCTCCAGAGACGAGCGACGTGTCGATCAGTGTCGTGTCGATCGTCCTGGCGCATATCTTCAGGATGAGGTCGCCAAGGCCTGACGAGGCGCCGATCCGGCCATTGATCCAGTGCCCGGTCTGGTAGTTCGCGCCGTCGGACCAGGCCGAAAGGAGTTGCGGAAAGACGGGGTATGGCCGTGCGTCCCAGGTCCATGCGATCATATTGGCCGGCTCGACCATGTATCCCAGAGCCGCACCATCATCGGCGAGAGAAACTACATCGGCGCCGAACACAAGAACGCTGACAGCGGTTCCGGAATAATTGGCAACGTACCGCGTAATCAGGCTTTTGATTCGGCAATAATAATAAAACGACGGAGCATCGACAAAGTTCAAGACTACATATTGCCCAACTGCCATGGCCCCAATATTCAATACCTCGTCAATGTCATATGTTCCGCTTCTGTCGGTTTGGGACATGGTAACGACCAACTGTCCAGCAGAGTTAAACTCACCGGAGAGTTGTGCATTGAAAGATGACGTAAAACGGGCGGGGTAAAAAACGTAGCCGTTATCTCGTTTGATGGAATTCAGGTTGGCGAAGTAACCATCTGCATGTCCCAAGTCCGTTTTTAGGGAGTTGTAATCCGCGACACCGCCGGAGTTTTCGAAGGTGTACGCATTGGCGCTCCAGTAATCCACAACAGCGTCATAGAACCGGCGCTGGATCAAGTCGTCGCGTGCCCCGGTCGAGAAGTAGGGATAGGCGCTCTCCGATGACTTGGGGTCGGAAAACACATTGGGTTGGTTCGTGCCACGATTGACGGCGGGGCAGCCAAATTCGGTGAACCAGATCGGCTTGTCGCCCGGAACCCAATCCGTCGGGGAACCTGCTTCAGTCCCGGCCGGCCTGTCATAGTGGTCCGATCGCCACCAGTTGCGCATGTCTTTCTGGCGAAAGACCCATGGCTTGTCATACGCGCCATCCGTGATCGTCGTCCTCGTCCCGGCCACGCGGTCTGCATCCGAGGCGTAGTACCAGTCGAAATACTCCCCGCCTTCGATTCCTTGCTGGATATAGGCCGTGTCGTAGATACTCTGGGCCGTATCAAGGCGATGATCGGTCAGGGGGAAGTAGGCGTCGATACCGATGAAGTCGATATTGGCGTCTGACCAGAGCGGGTCCAGGTTGAAATAGACGTCGTCAGATCCATCCGTGGGTCGGTGGCTGTGATACTCGGACCAGTCCGCGGCATAGCTGACGTCCGTGGTGGGCAGGATGCCTTTGACCGTGGCGGCCAGACTGACGAGGTCCGCGACAAAGGGATAGGTGCTGGCATCTGATCTGACGCTGGTCAGGCCGACCAGTTCCGAGCCGATCAGGAACACATCAACGCCACCAGCATCGTCGCACAGGTTGGCATAGTGCGTGATGAAATTCTCGTAGCCCCAGGTGCCTGAGAAAAAGGCGGAGACCTGCGTCCCGGCCGTGGCGGTCTTGTCTACCGTCCCGACCTCTGACGGGGCAGGGGTGCAAGTTATACGGCCGCGCCAGGGGTATGCGGCCTGTTCCGAGCCGCCGTAGGGATCAGGCAGCGCGTTGCCGGTCGGAATGTCCATCAGAATGAAGGGGTAGAACACGATCCTTTTGCCGCGGCTCCGCAACTCATTGATGCAGTCCTTCACGGATTGATCGTCCGGTGTCGAGCCGAACGCACTGGCACCGCTGGTCTGGGACACGGTATCGACATCGGCCGCGCCGAGTCCTGCCACTTCCCAGTCGCGCGGAAGCCAGGCGGCCGTGTCCTGAAGACTGGGATCAAGCGCGATCCGGGGCTTGATGTCGCACGTGGCGCAGCGCAGGTCATCGCCGAACCATGCCACGACAATTGCTACGGTGTCGCAGTTGGGCAGGCCGGCGTCGAGTTGGTCCAGGCTTTCCAGAACATCGGCCCGGCCCGAACTCATGTGGACATTTTCGTTCAGAGTCTCGACGGGATGTGACACGTTCAGGAACGGCTCTATGGCATAGGCGAAACTGCCGGTGGCCGGGATAAGGGTCACGCCCCGGATCTTGGCCGCTGCTGAATCGCTTCGTTCTACCGGAACCGTGATTTCGGCCGTGATCTGCGGGATGCGATTTCCAAAGTCGCCCAGAGGCATGTACTCGAATACGAGGTATGCCGTGCCGCGATACGCCGGGGTGTTGGCCGCGCCCTCGATCGACTCGATCAGGCTGTCCGGGGTTTGCGATTCGGAGCCGGGGTAGAAACGGTACGTGAACTTTGACAGATCCAGAACTTTGCCATCGGCCCAGACCCGGCCAAGGGTCGTTGCGGCGGAGCCTTCGCAGAACGCCACGGCAAAGCTACAGGCATAGGCATAGGTCGTGGACTTCGGCCCGCCCTTGCCGCCCGATGATTCGGTCTTCTTCGTCTCGCGATACCTCGTGGCCCAGATCATCTCCCCGCCACAGCGCATCGTGCCTGCCAGTCGATTGATCGCAGCGCCCTCGGCCGAGCTTGTGATCTGGGCCGTGTCCAGGCGCGGGCCTTTGACGCTTGGGGCAAAGATTTGCCGATCAATGGCGCCGCCGACCGCAGCACCAATAGCCCCACCAATTGCTGCCCCGAGCGGACCTCCGATGGCACCGCCGATAAAGCTTCCGGCAGTCGATAGAATTGCGCTGGACATCTATGCCTCTGGGAAACGGAAAACTCCGGCGATCATCTTCGTCCAAAAGTCAGAGATTGTCACGACTTGGGTGTTCAGGCCGTTGTAGCTATGCAGCATTTGGGTGGGTGATACCACGATAGCTGCGTGAGTCGCCGCACTGGACCGGCGCCAGCGGAATATCAGAACCTGGCCGGGCCTGAACTCATCACCCTTTTTCCAGTCATCCGCCACGAGATAGCGATGCGCCGCGTCAATCATCATCTCGCCGTTGTTGGAAATGCCCCAGTCCGCGGCATATGGCGGTGGGGTTTCCGTCGCATTTCCAGTCACGTTTTCATAAACGCCGCGTACAAGGCCCAAGCAATCGGACCCCAGACCCTTGTGATGGCACTGATGGCGGTATGGCGTTCCGACCCAGGTCAGGGCCTCTGCTACAACTTGTTCTGCAATGCTGGTCATCTGAATAGGCTCAAACCGTCGTTGCCCGAGTCGCCCTGCGCCGGATAGTCAGCTATTTTATCATTTCCTGGAATCCTGGGATACCCGCGAAAGTTTTCCCGATTGGCGAACTTCGTGTTGCAGGTCTGGATCAGTTTATCGCACCCCGCCGTGACGTCGAATAAATCTCCCCCATCAGGCGCGGATGCCGTGACCTGCCATAATGTCAGCGTGACGATCGAATTGGCCTTCTGGTGAAGTTTGACGCGGTTTACCGTGCCGTCTGCGAAGAAAACAACCCCGCCAGTGAACCACCCGTCGGCATAAGCATCCAGTCCCGACGCCGTGATGTTCTGGCCCACGACGGAAGTCACTGTGCCGCTGCCTTTGAAGTCCGAATCGTTCAGGTCGACGCCGCATTTCTCTGACCCAAGGCTTACGCTGCAGCGGCGCTGGTATTGCGATCCCACGGTCTGCTGAAGCTGTTGGGCCAGACCAGACACTTCGAATACGAAATGGATGCCGGACCTGCGGATCTGGGTAATGGTCGATCGGCCCAGCAAGTGGAACGTGCTGACGTCCTGGTGATTGACCCAGAACACCAGAACCTCGGCGCTGGCATACTTGCCCGCTGCCACGTCCTCGTCCGTGATGTTCGCACTGTCGAGAAACCCCTCGATGTCCATGTTGTCGACATTGAGTTGCAGGTTCTGCTCCGCAACAGAGCCGGTGAAGCCAGACGATGCTTCATGCGTCACGCCAAGGAATTCCAGATTGTTGTCGTGGTCCGTGAAACCCAGGACGGTGCCGTCGGCCCGGATGATCTGCCAGCAATGACAAAGCGTCGTGGTCTTCGATGCGAGATGCGCCGCGAACTGGGGTGAATATGATCTCATGCGCCACGATCCTCGATGAGCCGGGCCTGCGCCGCGTCAGCCAGTTCCGGGGTGATCATGACGAAACTGATTTCGCCATCGAACCTGACCGGGACGTCGAACTCAAACCCGGCCGTGACGCTGCCCGATGCCGGCGCGGTATCGAACGTGACTATGCCGGTGAGATAGTCCACGACATAGTCGCCCGGGTCGACCAGAGTTCCTGCGACTGCAACCACAACCGTTCCGTCTACAGGCTTCGTGATGGTCCGGACATAAGGCAGGACATCATCGGCATAGGTCTTGACCAACTGAAATTCGGTCAGGACACCATTGCCTGTGCCCAATACCTGATCCGTGCGACTGATTGTGCCGGTCAGGGCGCAGGACTGGAAGTCGGAATAGTCCTTGAACCGGAACGAGTACAGTTCGCCACGGCGGCCTTCCCAGAACGCATTCAGTTCGTCGACCTGGCCCGCTTCGTTCGAGCCCACCGAAACATCGTACTGGCGCTTGGCGTCGGCCCAAAGTCCATTGCGCTCCTCGTGGCCGGATTTCAGCATGACCTTCTGTGTCATCCGGGTCTTGGTGCAGGAAGCGCCTGACGCGATGTCGAGCGGGAATAGGATATCGTGAAAAGCCATTAACCTCTCCCTGTCTGGCCCAAGGCCCGAGCCGCGCCATTTGCCAGTTGCCGTTCGTTGCGCTTGACAGATTCAGCGTCCTGAATGCCGTGGTAGTGGATATGCACGGTCTGTCCACCCATCTTCTTCCGCAGCGCAGACTGTTGCCCACGGTTCAGTACCACCTCATCGTCTTCGAGAATGGCCGGCAGTTCGTTGGGCTTCAGCCTGCCCTCGTGGAACTTCGGCGCGTTCTGGAACACCGAGGGATGCACGATGCGCGGCATACCGTGCAGTGCGGCCACGCCACCGTCATGAAGTTGGTACGTGTCCATGCCGAACGTTCCGGTCGAGGCGGCCGGGCCGGTATTTCCGCCGCCGAAGAGGCCGCTGATGATTCCAGATAGGCCGCCACCGCTCCCGCCGCCTGTGCCATTGCCGATCATGCCCAGCAAGCCGCCGTTTTTCGACGTGCCGAACAACTGCGCCAGCGGGCCTTCGCCGAGCAATGCGGCCTTGATAACAGCGGCATCCAAAGCCTTGACCATGTCCCACAGGACTTCGTTGCCTTTCTTGCCGTTGAGCGCAATGTCTTCGATGGCCTGTTCCAGGGTCTGAGAGCCGGTCTTGATCAGGTCCTGAATGGCCTGAGCCTTCTCCATCGCGGCCGTGCCTTGGCTATAGGCCGTCGCCATGTCGTGAATCTGGTCCTTCTGGGCCTTGGTCAGGTCGATCCCCTGATTCGTGGCCTGGTTCAGAAGTTCCTGCTCCTTGCGATACGCCGCAGCCTCTTGCCGGGTCATGTACATCGTGGCCCGAGCGATGTCCCATTCCTGAGTCTGAGCCCTCAGCGCATCGCTCTGCTGCTTCATGAACGTGCCGCTCTGGATATCGGCACCCTTGTTCGCCCCGGCCACAGCACCTGCGATTTGGGCCAGACCCGCATCGCTGTTCGGGTCGCCACCGGCCTCCTTGATGCTGCGGATGGCCTGGGCCTGAGCGATCGCAACGGCGCGCTCCCGGTTCGTGGCGCCGAGCAGACTGAGTTCGAGATCCAGTTCAGCGTTCTGTTTGTTCTGAGCCTCGACCGTTTTCCAGATCGACGACTCGATTTCCAGATCCTGCTGCTTCTTCAACTCGATCGTCAGGGCCGCGACCTTATCCTTCAGGTCAGTCTTGGTCGTCTTAGCCTCGGCATCAAGCGCGTCCTGGTACTGCGAAGTCTTGGCCGTGATTTCGGCGGCGCGGTTCGCATCCTCGGTCGTGATCACGCCCATCGCGATCAGTTGATTGTTGTCGGCGCGGGCCTGGCTCTGGACCTTGGTCGCAGCGGTCAGTTTCTCGACGCTCTCGATGGCGCGCTTTACCTCGCGCTCATCATCGGACAACTTTTCCTTTGGCGCCTTCTTACCCTTGCCCTCGGCATAGAACGCGGCTTTGTCCGACGCACCCTTGGTCATGATGTCACCGGTATTTGCCGGTGCGTTCAGGGCGGTCAGAGCACCTGTAGATTCGAACAACCGTGCATCGGCAACAACCTTTTTACCGCTGGCTTCGTCCAACTTCTTTTTCGCCATGGCATAGGAATAGCGATAAGACGGCTCATTTATATGATCGCCGTTCTTCGCCATGTATTCGTCATACTCGGCCTGTGCCTTTCCCTTATCGTTGAACGCCTTGATGCTGTCGCCCAAATCCATAGCGTGACGCTTTTCAAGATTCGGCTTGGCGAGGTTTGTGATCTGGGCATACCGCAGCATCCAGTTCGTCATCTGGTCAATAAGCCCGCCGATGGCACTGGTAGCGGCTGTGACTGGACCAAAGTTACCCATGGCCTCGACCATGCGATTCCACGACGAAGCGAGGGAATTGGTGAGCAGGTCTGCCTGTGACAACGTGTCGTTATAGGCTTTGCCGTACTTCTCGGCGAAGATGCGGTACGACTCGTTGCGCGCCTCGCTGGCCCTGTGATCCTCGAACAGCGACTTGATGTGCTTGGCCTCGGTCAGGCTCAGGAAGTTCATCTGCTGATCCAGAGCCTTGACCTGCTCCCAACCCCCGGTGAAACCGCGCGCCATCGAGTCGGCTGCCTGTTTCACGTCAACGCCCGTGACCTTTGCGACATGCTCCGCAGTGCGGCCAAAGCTTTCCAGCGCGCCGGCCGAGATTCCTTGGGTCATGGAGGTCTGGAGTTCGGCCTGAATATCCTTGAACTTGCCGCCGTAGACGTCCAGTGCTCGGGCCGAGGCTTCGATTTTCTTCGGGTCATACGGACCACCAGATCCAAACACCTCTGATAGGCCGGTGAACTTGCGAATGACAGCATCGGTGTCCTGAGCCCGAGCCGTCAGGGCGCCGAGGGCTGCGGCCGCACCACCTATCGCGCCAACTGCCAGGGTGAAGGGATTGATCAGGAATTTGCCAACAGCGCCACCGACACCGGCCAGGCCACGCATCACCCCGCCTTCGGACTGTTGCAGGATCTGGAAAATCTGGCCGCCCTGCTGTGCCGCGATCTGACCCGGGTTCTGCCCCATCATCAGACCGGAGATGACGTCATTGGCCTGATACGACAGGTTCGTGAGTTGGTGGCCCTTGAGACCGCTGCTCGACTGCTGGGAACGCTTGTAGCGCTCCAGTTGATTTGCAGCCTCCTTTTGCAGCACGATCGCCTTTTCATCCGAAATCAGGCCCATGCCCTTCAATCGGTTGATTTCGCGCAACGCATCTTCGGTTCGAAGCTCGGCGGCGTGCATCACGTCGAACGTATTGATCAGTTGGCGAACGGCGGCCTGATTTTCCTTCGTGACCCGCATCGCATCGCGGGCCGCCTTTTCAGACGACTGACTGGCTTCTCGGTTCGCACGGGTAATTTCAGACGCAGTCTGCCGGGCCTCGGCCGCACGCTGTGCCTCCATGGCGCGGACGTTGCGATTGAACATGGTCCAGTTGACGCCCATGGCATCAAGCGCGACTTTGTTGGCCTGCGCCGCATCGCCAGTCCCCGACTTCACATAGTTCGCGAACAACTTCATGTTCACGCCCATGGCGTCGGAAATCTTCTTGGCGTCGGCCGTCATCTGATCCGACAGGTTTTTCGACCGGGTCTTTGCCTCGGCCTCGGCGCTGGTGAACTGGGTCAGGTCCCCAATGATCGAGACCTTGACCGTACCGAGTTCGGGAACATCAACCATGCCGGCGCCTCATCGTATGTTGTTCCGGAGCGCCGATTTGGCGTCTGGGGCCGAAAGTTTTTTCGTCACGGACGCCTTTCGGTTCGGATACAGCGGTTTCGTACCGCCATTGGCATACCAGATGATCTCGTGAAGCGCTACGTCCCGGTCCTGATCGAATTCAAGCGCCTGTTCCAGCGCGACGACGTGACACTTAAGGGCCTGAGCCTGCGTATAATGCAACCGCCCCATGGCACGAGCCAGGAGGCGGTCGTAGTATTGCTCCGGCGTCAGGCCGTCGGCTGGGGGTCCGTCTTGGCCTTTTTGCCCTTCGCGGCTTCAGCAGCGGCCTTGGCTGCGGCTTCTTCTTTGTGCCGGTTCGGATTGTTGATGTTGTACAAGAATTCCGAAACCTTGACTTCCAAAGCACGCATCCCGGTTTCGAACACGGCCTGGGGCAGGAGTTCATTGTCCTCCATCCCGGCGCCAATCGCGATGGTGTCGATGTAGACTTCAAGGTCGTGCTGGGAAATGGCGTGCATCCTGTTGATAAGGCCGCCACGGCTGAGTTTCCGGGCGGCCTCCAAGGTACAGGCCAGAACGACATCTTTGCCGCCGACGTTCAGGGTTACGTCGAGCGAGTCGATCAGGGGTTCGGTCATTGTCATCTCCGGTGACAGTGGGTGAAATCAGGGCTTAGGTGGCAGGCTTTTCGTACAGTTTCGAATTGATGCCGATGTTGTACTGCTTGCGGTTCACGGTGTCGGACCCGCCGTTTTGAACCGGAGCCGACATCACCTTGCCGCGGGCATATTTGATCGTCGGCGTCCCGGCAAAGGTGATGGCATCGTTGTAGACAAACTTGAAAGCGTAGTCCAGCGCACCGTCGTACTCCTGCGCCGCGTCCATCGCATCCTGACCCGCGTCGGCCGGATCGGCGCCGACCGTCAGTGTCGTCGTGCCAGCGTTGCGCATACCCTTGTACTTCCGGACCCGGCCGTTCTTCAGGTTGGCAAACGTGACTTCGTTGGACGAATCGCCGAACGCGCCGATATTCTCGACTTCGCCGATTTCGGTCCAGGTCAGGGCAGCGAATTCGGTGATGGTATCGGTCGTGTCAGTAACGGTGGCGCTGCTGATGAAAACCGTGGTCCCATTCAAGGTGCTGATCGTCATGGTTAAGGCTCCTCAATATGCCTTGCCAAAGGGCCGGTTCAGGGCATCAGACAGCGCTGTTATGCTACAACTGGCTGGTTTTCTTCAAGCAGAACGTTCATCATGACCATTCTGCCAATTCTGTTGACGTCGGACGTCGGTGCTGGAACGGGCCAGGTGCAAAGCACATGCACCACCTTAAACCCATCCACGACAAGGCTTTGGCGCTGGCGATGAAACATGGTCCGAATCGCCTCGGCCGCCATATTCATCTTCTTCTGATCGCCTGGCTGCTCCCCAAAAGCAGAGACCTGCCGCGTGAAATAGTCGACGTTCTTGTTCATCAACGGTCGGGCCAGCGTGCCGCCCGGAGGGCCGATCACCACGAATCGGTCGGGCAGATCGGCAGGGGGGCGCTCGTCATTGATCATGACGGCCGGCACGCCGTTCCACTTGTCCAAATGGCGCGTCACGGCGTCATTGGCGAGAATCGCAGTGCGGATCGCTTCGGCCAGAGAAATCATTACAGCGCCTCCGCCACGGTGCGGTTGACGATGTCGCGGATATTGTCTTGCTCGCGTTCCAAGGCCAGCGTGTCGAATGGCCGGGGTGCGATACGATCCGTGCCTCGGGCGAGATAGATGGCATAGTCGGCATACCACTCGGCCTGTCCCCCGCCCGGAATGGCATTGGTTCGGGACTTCGCAACCAGTTCCCCAGTGTCATAGGCCGGCGCTTCGCCCGGTGCCGAGGCTTGATGTGGGTCGCGCTCGCCGTAAGGGATGATCTGCCGTTCAGAACCAGAGCCTCGGGTGAAAAACAGCGTGTCATAGACGGCCCCGGTCTTTGGTCCGCTCCGAATCAGGTCGTTACCAGCCTCCATGACCTTCTCAGCAGCCAGAAGGCAGCCGACCTCGGCCGCTTCAGCGATCCTGACCTTCAATCCGTCGTTCCACGTCAGGGTCATGCCGAGGCCCCGACAAAGGCACCGTTAAATTCGCAGGTTCCACCCTCGGCCGTCAGGCCCGCTGCAGTGGCATAGATACGGACATCAATGACATCGTCCTCGATACACTGCTGCTGGGTCGTAAACTTCACCACAAGGCGGCCATTCTCCCAGTCGTTGTGCCACGGCGATTCCGTCTCGCTGCACGCCACGCCGTTTTTATAGAGCTTGATCCAGATCAGGGTCGAGTCCTCGGCCGAGTTCACGATGACCTGGGACGAGAACATATAAATGCCGTCGGCCGGCACGGCATAGTTATGCGCCACGGTCGAGAAACCGGACTGGATATCGTTTCTGACCGTGTCAAACGCCACAACCGTCGCTGTATTAGCCGGAACGGCCTGATCCTCGATCATCGCGACTTTGAACGTGGGCCTGGGATTATTTACGATTGCCATGTTCAGGTCCTCATTGATGTCTTCGTCTGATGTCAGGTCGGTCGGAATTGTCGCGACTGTCGCGGGGCAGATCCACAGTGCCAGAGCCGGATCGACCCGGACCTGAGACAACTGATACCAGTCCCCACGGAACTGTACCATGTCGTCCTTCAGGGGCTCGATACCATCCGGGAGACTGGCGGCGAAAATGTTGACCTGTGTATCGGCCCGAACACCGGGATTGCGGAACGAGTCTTTCCAGCGACTCAGAAAGCCGCGGCAGTCCCAGATGTTACCCTGGCGTGCGCGCGGCTTTCCGTATTCATCGATTCCGAACTCCGGAAGAACGACGCGGCGATACACTTGGCCGACAAGGGACGTACCTTTAAAGCCGCGATCCAGTGCTTTCGCCAGTGTGCCTTCGAGGAAGGATGCCATCAGACAATCTTGGTCTCCAGATAGGCGTCGAGGTCTTCAGCGCCGGGATTGCGACCCTCAAGGCCGTATGTGCGCGCCAGAGCGAGTTTGGCCTTGTACGACAGGTCGCGCCAGTTGGCGGTGTCTTGGTCTGGGGCAGGCGAGTCATCGGCGCCTTCCTCGGACAGGTCTTCGTCCGGGCCGTTCATATGGCTCGGATCATCTTCTTCGGGCTCAGGCTCTGGTTCCGGTGCCTGGCCGGTCGTGACGTCTGGTGCCTCGAAGCCGGCCAGTTGGATAGCGCCCGACTCCCAGAAGCGGCGAAGGCGGTTATCGTTTGCCTTCAACTCATCCGGAATCGGGTCGCCAACCTTCACGTTCTCGCCTGCCCAGAGCATTGCCTTGTTCCAGACGAACTGAGCCGTCGGGTCAAAGCGCTGCTTCCAGTGTCTGTTGCGGAGCGACATGGTCTTAGGCCACAATCGCGCCAAAGAAATAACCGAGGTCGGCGCCGATTTTCGTCGGGGCCATGTAATCGGTATATTCCAGACGATCTGCATCCTTCAGTTCCATGCGGAACTTGCGGATGCCACGCGCGCGACCGTTCTTCCAGTCGAACCAGTACCCCGCCGAAGCGACCATGCGTCCAGGTGCCGGGGGGCGGTACGACAGCAAGGCGTTCTTGCCGCCGATGAAACCGATCGAGGCAGTGGCGCCCTTCTGAGCCGAGTTCTTGACGCCGCCCATGACGAGGACTTCGTCGACCTCGAACAGTTGGGCCAGGGTCACACGGTTTGCCATTGCGGCACCGCTGGTCTGACCGCGGTCTATGCGACCCACGATGTCGGGGTGATCCAGCAGCGTGTCATAGACCGTTTCCTGAAGCGTCAGGACGTTGGGGCGCAGGCCGGTACGGGCCTTGACGTAGCGCTTGCCCTGACGAATGTCCTCGATCGGCGTCGAGGCCGCATCGTTCCACTGAAGTTTCTGGTTGTTCGCATTGTCAGTCGGATCGAATGCAGCCGCAGTCGAGGCGCCCGACGAAACGCCGTCGACGTCGAAGGTCCAGGTATCGCCCGGATTGCCTGCGGTGAAGAACGACGTGTTGAACAGGACTTCGCGACGGATCAGGGCTGACTGGGTCAGGGCCTGAGTCGTCATCTGGTCCATATCAAGCGGATCATCGGCATTGTCACGAACTTCATCCGGGATGTCGTGGTGCAGCGAGTATTTCCGGGCGAAGTACGGGTTGGTCGACAACTTGAACGTCATGCCGTCGGACTCGGTCGCAGGAGCACGCTCTTGCATAATGTCGCGCAGCATTTCACGCTCAGCATCGACGACATAATACAGGTCGGACTGCTTATCGACCGGCACGACCGGGAAGGTCTTGCCGGCAACAAAGTCGTCGGTATTCAGCATGTAGGCGATGCTGATCGAGGTTAGCGGACGATTGACGTGAACGTCTGCACGGCCGGGTTGGATGATAGGCATCTGAGGAGTTTCCTTTCGGTCGTGGGTTAGATCACGCCAGCGTAGCCGACGAAGTTGAAGGTCAGGATGTTGCCTGCGGTGCAGTCTTGTGATGCCCACCCGACGATGACGTCGCCCGTGGCATTGGCGATATAGGCCGCGCCGTCGGTTTCAGCGGAGTAGCCGCCCACACGAACCGGAGCGCCCTGGGTGATGGTTTCGCCGCACAGGACTTCGGTAATGCCGCCCGGAATGACGATGCTGGAGTTGTAGAACCCGTCGGCGAGAGTTGTATCAATCGCCTCGGCCAGAATGCCGGGGACCATGCGGCCCGTAGCAGCAGCCGGAACCGCCGTGATGACTTCGCGGAAGTTCGGCGAAGACGTTTCCCAGGTCACGAAACGGCGAAGCAGGGCGCCGGCAACGTTCGAGGTCAGTTGGACCGTGACGGTCAGGTTGTCGTTGGTATTGTCAGCCATGATAATGCTCCTTCTGGCGGCGCGGGGTTACTGAGTGTCCATACGAGCGTAGAGCTCGCGACCCTCGGGGGTTTGGAGCACCTTGGCGAAAGCTTCGTCTTCGGTGATCTTTTCAGCCTTGGCGCACGCCTTTGCCATGACGTCCAGTTGTGATTCCGGATCTTCCGGATCAACCTTCGGATCGCTGTGGCCCTTGCGAACCATGGCTTGGCCCAGCAGCGTGTTGTACGCCTTCAGGATATTTTCGAAGGCCGTCTTGGTGGCATCCGGAGCGGCCTTTGCGAGACGCAGAACCTTGGCGAGATCGCTGCCGTCGCCCGGAATATTGGCGAAGTCGACCTTGATGCGCTTTTCGATGTCGGCATCAGCGGCGGCCTTGGCCAGTTCAGCGCGTTCCTCGGCACCGGCCTTGATTTCTTCCGCCATCTTCTTGAATATCGCGAAACTGGCATCGCCGACAGCGCGCTTGGAGATTTCGGTGCCGTCGGCCATTTTGCAGACCTCATCACCGGCCTTCGCGGCGTCGAGTTTGGCCTTGCGTTCGGCCTCGGTCATCTTGCCAAAAGCTTCGGCATCGGCCGGCGCCGACTTGGCCAGGTCGTTGTAATGAACGCGTGACTCGTCGGACATGCCGGCGAGCAGGGACTGTTCCGCCAGAGCCTTTTCGACCTGGGAGAGACGGTCAACGGAGGTCTTGTTGTCCTCGGCGTACTTGGTAAAGGCCGTATCAATTTCGGCCGCGCTGGCATCGTCCTTCAGACCCAGCATTTTCGTAATGACAGACATATGGTTTCCTTCGTCTGTTTCGCCGGACTGACCGGGCTTTGCCGACTTGGAGTCGGAATTCTTGATGATCGTGACCTGGGCGTGTTCCTGGCACGGCAGGTCCACGGCGGCGATCTTGGTCAGGCTCAGTTCGTGAAGCACGCGAGTCTTGCTGGGCTTAGGCACTGGCGTGCTCCGTAACTTTGACGCGGTGACCTTCGATCGAAAAGCCAGTCCTGGTGCCATCGGCAAATTGCTTCAGCAGCGCCTTATCGGTGGGCTTGAACCCGATCATCAGGCCGCGCTTGTCGCACTCAATACCGAATGCCTTGGCGATGTCGTCAGTCAGGGGCATGATGAATGGATAGGTGCCGACATCAGGGCCGTCGTGCATGTCGTTGGCCGGTCGCTCACCCTCGGCGAACGGAACGGCGGCCTTGAGCATGGCCTGCTCCGGAATGTGCTCCGGGACGCGCTCACCGGACTTGTCGATGTTCAGGTCATAGTACGGCTCGCCGTCGACGCTGGACACAATGGCCCAACCGAACACGATGCCGAGCGAGTCGTCGACCTTGGCGATGCGGCACTGGATCTTGGAAACCTCGTGCACATCGCTGACTTCAACAACGGTGTCGGACCAGTTGTCGTCGATGTCCTCGAACATCTCAGGGCCGAGGACTATCTTGCCGGTGTAGGGCTCTACCTCAGTCAGGTCCAGGCCGCCCGCGGCATAGGTGATCGTGATATGAGGCTGATACTCTGGATAGTCCCACGACGCACCAAGGTCTTCTACAGCCGAGCGATTGCGCCACGACAACTGCGACGAGGCGAACATCAGGACGACTGCGCCCTTGTCACCGAGTTTTTCGACGGCGCGCGGCCCCCCGGCATTGATCGTCAGTTGGCCCTTTTCGTCGCCGCTCCAATTCTCACCGAACTTGAACCAGTCGACCGGGGACTTGGAGTAGATGACTGTCACGTGCAACTCGGCCGGATCGACCACGGATGCGAAACCCTGAGCCTTGGCCCACGACACGATATCAGCGGTGTTGACCACGCTGCGGAAAACGTAAAGCGGGGATGTCTTGCCCTTCGCGAGCAGGCGCATGTCACCCTCGGCCGTGAAACTCGGCGAATAATCGAGCGAGGTGAAGGGTTTGGACATGCCGGGAAAAGGCCCTGAGAACTTGCATTCAGGGTGACAGTATTTTTTTGTTTTGCAAGGGGGTCGTTAAAATGCCCGTAAATCGGGTCTGAAGGCACCCTACATGCCCGAATCCGACCTGATGCTGAACTGGTGAAGGCAGCGGCACGAACACCTGTTCTTGGCGCTCAGTGATGGGTCCTTGGGCCTGTAGCAAACCTCACCGTTCGGCATGGTGAAGACCTGGTTCAGTCCGACCCAGACACCGTCCATAGGCTCATGCAGGTCTCGCACCAAGGCATCGCGCCGGGTGCGCCATCCCTTTTCGCCGCGTGACTCTGCAATCCCGGCCTGCTGCAGCATCTGCCGGAACCCGGCCTCTCGTGCCACGCCGAACAGGTGCCCGCCTTCGGTCCTGGCAATGACGGTGGCGCGATACGCAACGAAGTTCTGCCTGTAGCGCTCGACCATGCGGTCAATCTTGGCCGGATCAAGGGCCAAACCCTCTGCGGCACGACTGGCGCTGGAGTCGAAACGCTTGTCCCGCAACGCAACCTCAACGGCTCGGCGCGACCCGGTTTCGAGCAGGTTTCTGTACCGCCTGACCGAGTCCTGTTGTGCCGTGGTCAGGCCGATGGCGCTGCGGATCGCGCGGGCGGTCTGCCGCACATCGCCGCCTATGTTTCGGCTCAGGGCATCCAGTATCGTGTTTTGCTGCGACTGGGTCGTTTCCTGAACAAACCGGAGGCCCGTCTGACGTGCAATGGCTGCCAAGGTGCTGTCGAAGGGATTGAAGGCCAATCCGGCACGAGGAGCCAAGCGGCGCAACTGGTCGACCAGCGCCTCAGCCTCGGTCTGGGCCGAACCGAGAAAAACGGCATTGGCTGCGGTGCCGAGACTGGCACCTTCATACCCGATGATAGCCAGAGCCTCAGTCACCTGGCCACGCTGGACCAGATCGGCAATGGCGCGAATCACTTCATCGGACGAAACCCGGCGCACGAAGTCCATGAACGCGGCCCGGACCTTCGCTTCCTGACGGTCGAGCAGTGTTTCGAGAAGCTTTAACGCCTCAGACTTCTTCTGGATCTGGTCGAACGGCATTTTTGAACCATGACTTGATCGGTTGGCCCAGAAGTTCACGGGTCCAACCAGAAACACTGCGGACCTTGTCGTCGAACTTCAGGTAATTATAGTTCCACATCCGCTGATACGTCGCGTCCCAGGTAAAGTGGTCGCCCTCGTAGTAATGCGGCCCATTGGTCAGTGGGACGCCGGCCAGAACGACTCGATCCGCTCCGGCCTCGATCGCGGCAAGCGCCCCGAGCGCCCCGCTTGATCCGTCCCAGTACTCCACGCCCTTGATGCCGAGTCCCTTCAATTCTGGAGGCAACTGGCCGATCTTGGTATTGTTGGTCCAGAGTTGGCCGGCAGGCTCGTAGCCCTTGGCGGCGCGCTGTTCCATCCATGCCGGAAAAAGATCGACGTGGCACGTTGCCCAGTGGTCGACGCGGTCGGGCCAGTCGATGCCGATATGGTTCACTGCGACGATCATGTCAGGCTTGAACAGCTTCATGGCCTTTTCAGCGTCTTCCCAGACGCACGAGGCGCAACCGATAACGAGGGCAGAGGTCATGACAGGCTCCTAAAAGTACTGGCGGTAGTCGTATTTGAAAGCGCTGCATCCATCGGTTCCGGATGAGTAGCCCGGTGCGGCGCCGGACGTCGCTGCCAACCATGGCTTGATCAAGTCATAGACCGTTCTTGGCAAATTCAGGGCCGGGCCTGCTCGGGTGAAGACCTTGAAATACTCGATCTCCGCCGTGTCGGCTTTGAGGCGCTTGGTGCCGCTGGCCAACTGGGTCTGCTGATCCGTGAAACTGCCCTCGACCAGGGCCGCGGCGTATTCGATATTGGCTGAGACGATGGCGAGTTGCCAGTCAGGGTCTTCGGCATAACCCGTGGTCCATGACAGAAGGTTCAGTTGCCTGTACCCCGTTGCAAGGGCGCGCGACAATGTGTCGTAATCCGTGGCACGCCATGCCGTGCCCAGCGGCCCGAAGACTGCAAGCATGTAGTCATTGGCCATGCCGATGTCGGCATAGGTCGGGTACTGGGTTTCAGATCCGGTAATGGTGACGAAGGTCATCCTATTTCCCCGTATTCATGGCATCGAGCGACATGATGTCTCCCGCAGCGGCAAGCAGTCCGGCCTCCAGCCTGAGTTCATTCACGGCCGGGTCTTCTGGTGACAACACAGCCCCGGCGTTCGCCAGATTGACCAGCAACTGCGACTTGGTCAGGACGTCGGTGTATTGCGACGACTCGATCTTGGCCTTGGGCCACAGTTCACGGGGGATGTTGTTGAGGCGCATCAGGGGCGCGATGAAGTCCCGGTTCGTCGCTGCCACAATGTCGCCGGCACAACTATCGACCCGCATGGAAAGGGCCTTGGCCTGCGAATCGCTCAGGGCTCGGCTCCCCTCGCGGCCCGCGCCGGTCAGCATGGTTTCGGTTCCGCACAGCAGGGCCATCTGGTACTGAGCCCGGTCAATGGCATTCCCGATGTCGGCAAAACCGTTGCCCGAGGCCGTCATGAGTTCGATGCCGTATTTCTTGACCGGACTGACCGAGTCCTGTGTCTCGCCCTGGCTGACATAGGTCGACGAGTCGAGCACAATGGCGGTATCGGACTTCTTGGCCTGCAGCGAAACGAAATCGGTCAGAGGCTTGATCTTGGCCGCGATCTGCTCCGCCGTCAGGCCGTCCAGTTCGTAGTCGCCCAACGGGGCATAGCCGACCGGAATTCCGCGCAGGTCGCGCTCAAAGCCCATGGATTCGATCTTGCAGTACGCCTTGAACCGCTCATATGGCTCGACCAGGTGGCGCCAAAGTCCGATGCCTTCCGGGCTGTCGCTGAAAGCATCGTCGACGAGGTAAACAAACTTTCCACGAGGGATGTAACAGTCCGACTCGGCAGAATTTAGGACCCGCTGCACCACGCCATAGACCGTGCCTTGGAGGTTCGTGTCCCATTGCTCTATGGTTTGCCAAGGCCGGGACTCGAGGCTTTCCATGCCGATCGAGCCGGACCATTGCCCTTCCTGTATTTTTACTGCGGTCCATTCGTGGATGCCAAAGCCGTAGAACCGAGACGCTGCCATGCGGCGCACGCATCTGGCCCAGGAATCGGTAAGGCTTTCGCGCTGCTCCGTGACAAAGTCCGCAACGCGCTTCGCTTCATCCGAAGCTTTTCCGTCCTTCTCGGCGCCGGCCGCAACCGTGCTCCATTTCGGGTATGACACCAGATCCAGGAAAAACCTCATCCCGGCGCCGACCACGGCGGAGTTGACCAGAACGTCTTGAGCCGTTTCGTACCTCGTCCTGCCCTGGACCTTGGCGTTTCGTTCGCCGCTATAGACGTATCCGTTGTAAATTGCCGTTCCGGAACGTCCCGCTTCCTCAAAAGGCGAGACGCGGTTGGGGCGCTGATCGATCAGGCCGCCGTTCCAAATGTCGAATTTCGCCATGCCCGAGACGTCCTGTAGGGGTTTTTACGAGGCGGAGCCTATACGCAAACCGGAAACGGCACAATCAGGCTTCCGCGTCGGCCTCGGCTTGGAGCAGAATCGCCACCGTGCCTGCTGTTGAGACAGGTCTGCGCTGGCGCTTCGTGGTCAGGTGACCGAAGGCGCGGGAGCAGGCATCGCCGATGTCCTTGCGCTTCCCATTTGGAAACGGCTCAAGTTCTTCGAAGAATTCCTGAACCCAAGGCCCGTCGACGATCCAGACATTTCCTTCTTCGCACTGGACCGAAAATGGCGTGAAACGCGCAGCCTTGTCACCCGATTCTGTCGTGACGCTGACGGTGAAGCCGGCCAGCGACTTGATGATGTCGGCACGCTGCACCTTGCCAGCCTGAGCCGGATCTTGCGGCGCAGAAATTTCCACACCCTTGCCGTCGGCCTTGGCTGTGGTCTTCATCAGGGCCTTGACCTTGGCCGGGCCGTACCCCCGAGCCACGCATCCCAGGATGGCGTATTCGTCATTGGCCAGTTTCGCCATCTTGACCCCGGCCGATCTGGCGCCTGTGGTTTGCAGCGCTTTCAGGTCGGTCGCGGCCAAGTCCCATGCCCGGACCGTGCGAACGATCTTGGCCGGCAGGTCAGTGACGCGCTGAACCGTCCTCTTATCGAACCATGTCTTCTGGAACAAGCCGCCGCCGCGAGGTGTGGGGCGCTGTTGATCTTGAGCGGCGTAGGCGTAGGCACCAATACCTTTGGCGCTCTTCCGGAAATCGACATAGGCCCTGTTGAAACGTTCGGGGAAGACGAGCTCACCTTCCTTTGTTCTCGGGTCCTCGAACAGTTTGGTGCCGTCCTTGCGATACGTGATGCACTTCCGCTCCGGCTCGAACTCCTGCGGCAACATGAGGTGGGTGTAACTCGGGTCGTTTTCCAGAATGTAACCCGAGATGTCACCCTGATTTAGGCGCTGCATGATTCCGATCATCGAATCGGTCTCAGGGTCATTCAGTCGGGACGATGCGCCTTCCTTGAACAGACGAACTGTCGTGGCGCGCTGGTCATCGGCTTCGGCATTAAGCAGGTCATGCGGGTCATCGAACATAAACCTGCCGCCCCGGCGCCCCATACTCTTTGACCACGGAACCCCGATTCTGACGCCAGTGTTTGAGTTCCCAATATTATCGACCGCAAATTTTGTTACGTTAACCGGGGTCCAAAGCGTCTGATACCATTCCGACGTGATCAGTCTGAGAAACTTCTCTCCATCACGGTTCGTAAGGTCCAGGCCGTAACTGGTGCAGACATAACGCATATCTGACCTATCCTTTGGACCCCATTCCCAAGCTGGAAAAAACACGTTTGTCATCAATGACTTAAGCATCCCGGGTGGAACGTTGGTCAGGAGGTTTTTGATGTAGCGATAGTGGATAGCCTCCAGGTGCTCAGCCATCGCATCAATGGCCCACCCTATTTTCAACTCAGCTACTGGCTCAAGTATTCTCCAAGCGTGGCCGATGAAGCCGATCAAACGGTGGCACTCTTCCCTGATTCGCTCCCCCTCGCGCTGTGCCTCAATGAGCATCTTCTCTTGGGCGCGGTTTTGCTCCCATGCGAGAAGCGATTCGAGCATCGCCTCTTCTTGGGTCTTGCCCTGGCGCGGATCAGTTCTCACGACACGACCTCTGGATTGACCCGCATGACCTCGAAGCGGTGCTTGAAATAGCCCGAGTCCTTCTCGCCAAGGTCATTGGTGATTCGGAAATAGTCAGGCGCCTCGCTCGTCACGAGATAGATACGGCCCAACGTCAGGCCCGGAACAACGGGGTCATGAATCAGTCCCGTCGGTTCCTTGGTGCATTGGTCGTAGTACTGGTTGCGGTCCAGCACATCGACGCACCTCACAAATTTTTTCTGCTTATCGGACATGGGGAAAATATGCGCCGCGAATCGGCCGACGATCAAGGGGCTTGACGAGGGGCGAGATTTTGGAGCATCAAGACGAAGAGCCGGCCGGGTTTCAATCCCCCGACCGGCCCATAAAGCTATCGTCTGTTCGCACCAGTCCGACGCTTTCCTTGGTTACTATAGATTTTGCTTATGTCAAAATCAAGAACCCCAAGTTTTAGATGTAGGTGCCCACCGTTGTCCCCCGGATGAAGGGGCCGATCACTGAGGGCACTCAACCGCAATAAAATGCGGGGCATCCGACCTTCCCGAAAAGCCTCAATAGCGGCCTACGGAAAAACTGAACACACGAACCCCGTCGCCGGTGTGGGCCACCGTAAAAAAGTCAGTTCAGCTATACAGTGGTTTCAAGCGCTAGGCTCCCTAAGATCCGGTAAAACTCCCGTAAGGCCGAGACGGCCGATTTGGTGGGAGGGGAGTACCGGATGGCTTACTGTGACTGATCAACCCGAGCGCGCGAGCACGACCACCATGAACACATATCGCAGAACATTTTCCAGAACTTGCCCAAGCAATGGGATCGAGGTGACATACCTTCTCGAAATGACCACCAACTTAGTTATTATGGTTGAAGATATTTTGAAAGCGACCGAATCTGGCGGTGTCGATTTTCACGAGAAGTTGGCTGATCGGTTGTGGGCCAGATTTCCCGGCACTCGTCAGGTCTTGAAAGCGTTCCATCATGGCGTTGAGATCGAGACGATACGGGAGTGATTCCCTACGCCTCAGTCACCGGAACGAAACGAAATTTGGCCGCGTTGAAAAGCGCTGGTTGGCGACTTCTTGTTTCTCGGACAGGAGCCTGGAATACCTACGGCTTCTCGTATTGCCTGGATAACGGCCGGTGGACAGATTTTCAGGAAGGTCTTCGTGATGGCTTGGGGAAAAGCTATCCCTTTGATGCCGAACGGGAGAGGCGCTTTGAGCAGATGGTCGACCAACTTGGTGCCGACTGCGATTTTGTCGTCATTCCAGATACAGTCGGCGATCGAGACGACACCATGCGACTGCTGGCCGAATGGTTGCCGCGACTAAGGGGAAGGGCACCGTTGCTCCTGATCGCCGTTCAGGACGGCATGACACCTGACGACGTTCGGCACCTAGTTAGGCCTGACGTCGGGATTTTTCTTGGTGGTTCGACAGAATACAAGATTGAGAAGATGCAGGTCTGGGGCAATTTCTGTGCCGCAGTGGGATGCTATCTGCACATAGGCCGGGTCAATACTGGCCGGAGAATCAAGATGGCGGCGGCGGCCAATGCTAATTCAATCGACGGGACAAGCGCTACAAAATACGCCAAAACCCTGCCATTGCTGGACAACCATCGGCGGCAACCAGACATGTTCGCGCCGGAGAAGCGTCAAAACACCCCTGCCCTCTGAGCCACGAGCACGACGCCGATGATGACCAGGACGAACGAGATCAGGTTCTTGAACGTGGCCTCGATCGGCAAGTAGGTCTGAATAGCCCAGATCACAGTTCCGACGATAAGCAGGACGACGAGGGCGAAGATAAGGATTGCGACAGTCATGGTGGCCTCCAAATGCGCCTGAAAATGGGACAGGCGGCATAAGGTTGCGATGCGAATCAATATCCCGCGCCGATGGCCCGCAAATAGGTGTCGAGCCGGGTATGGACCGCATTGGCCTGGGTATCGGTCATGCCGCCACCGGACCAAGCCGCGCCGAGTTGGTCGCTTGAGAACGAGCCACCAGCGGCCTGAAGCAGAACCATGGGCGAGTTCGAAGCGCTGGTCGAGGCCGTAGTCAGGTCTGCAACCCGAGCCCCGTTGAAAAATGCACGCTTGACCGCCGCGCTTGGCCTGACGCTGTAGCGGTGGCCAAGGTGCGATCCGGTATTGAGTTGGGACTGGTCCGAGGCCGAGTCGTTGAGCCTGAACGTTTCGGCGCCGGCCGTGGCCCGGGCAAGAATATTCCCGGCCGAACTGGCGAGCTTACCCATGTGTCCCACAAAACCAGTGCCGACCGACAGGTTGCAATACACGCCTTGGGATGCGCTGTTTGTGCTGGACTGATTGCCCGCGGCCTGCGCATTTTCAAGCAGGATGTAGCCCGTCGATCCGTCGCCCTTGAAGCCCTTGTCCGCCGTAAATGTGACGGTCCCGACGAGAGTTCCGGTTTTGCTGGGTTGTTTCGCGTTCAGCAGGCCGGACTGCGAGTCGTGCGATGCGAGAAGGCAGAGCCAGTCGAGCAGGGGCAGCGTTCCGTCCGATTCCAACCCTTTGAACAGCGTGTCGATCAGAGCCTTGCGCGCCGCGTCGGGTTGAGTCGTCATGGCAAGGAAATATGCCCTGGCGCCGGTATGGTACGGCGACGACAGACCTCGATCGGACTGCATTCCTACGCCAAGACCCAGCATTACTAGGTCGCCTTGGTGTAGGCCCGGACCTTGCCCGAGGTTAGGGTGAAGGCTGTAAAGTTGCCGTAGATCGTCATGCCGGCCGGGATCGCGAATCCTGTCATGGCATCGCCAGTCGCCGTGGTATCGGTAAGCAGCGAGAACGTCGCGTCGTTCATGACCTGAATGGCGTAAAAGTTTCCGGTGACAGCCGTCGTGCCGGTTTCGACGATACAGCCCGCAGAACCAGTCAGGATTTCCGCGCTCTGCCTTCCGTATGCTTTACCCATGACCCGTCTCCCAAAATTGATGCCGGGACGATACGGCTATTTTGACGCGGCGTACAGACGTTGATTTTCAGCGCCGGATCTGATCGCGCAGGATATTTTTTACCTCGCCCTGAAGACTCTCGACCTGGCTTTCAAGTTTGCTGATTCGTTTTTTGGCTTCGGCGATTATGAAGACGTGGGCAAAGCCCCAACCCGCGGTACATCCGGCACCGAAGGCCAATGCCAGCGCCCCACCCAGAGGCCCGGTGAGTTGAGACGATAGGTCATGCGTCACAGGCTCAACCCCTCTTTGCGAGCAGGTCGGCGACCATTTTTGGGTAATTGAGCATGATAAGAAGGATCAGGCTGGCCGCAGCAACGGAGCCGAGCACATTTTTCATGCTGCTGACCCAGGGATGGTCCGGAATAAGCCACGACATAAACAGAAAAGCCAAGGCACTGCATTTTACAATCAGGGCCGCAGAGATAAGTCTGGATTCCCGGTCTTGCTTAATGACCCGGATATGCAACACGGTCAGGACCGTGAAGATCACGTAAGAGAACGCGACGACCACGGCGACAATTGGACTCATGGTGTAGTGCATGATGCTGATCCTTCCCCGGCCAGACGCACATCATGGACCAATAAAAAGAAAACCGCCAGAGACCGAAGCCCCTGGCGATTCACGAGTGGAGCAGGATTTGAACCTACGAAGCCCTATACGGGTGACTTACCGCTAGTCGATCCACTTCATTCCCGACAGAGCGGGGAGGTATTGAGCGGGCCGGATTGGATACCGGCTAGTGGACCTAGCACTCGCCGGGTAGCCCACGCATCTAGTTTTGCCGCGTTTCCGTCAACGCCGCCGCTCAATCTCATAGCCCGAAGGCAAAAATGCTTGACCCTTCTCTCCCAGCAGAGAAACAGGTGCTGGCCTGTCGCATATGCGTTGGGTCAAACCTCACTAGCCCGAAGGCAAAACTTGCTCCCCCGCCTTTCGACGGGGGCAGAGCGCTGTCCATCGGCGCTTCTCTATACCGCGCTGACCCCTTGCGGAACTGTCACGGATTTATGACCCTTGCGGATCGGCCAGGTATCATAGCCCGAAGGCAATCTCCTATCCCCTAGATGGGGAGTGTGCGGTCGCTGTCTTCAGTTGCCCCAAATCCGTGTCGATCCAAAGGACGCACAAAAAGAGGCATTCAGCAGGTCATTGCGACGGACTCCTGTATCCGCTTCGCACAGTCTCAATCCTACCCCCAATCCACAGGGGATGGCAAAAGAAAAGGACCGCTGATCCGGAGAACCAGCGGCCCGATGTGTCGTGCCTCGACCTGGGGGGAAGGGTAGCGCGACACGGGATAGGTATTGCGCCACAACGCGGTCGGGTCAAGGCATCATAGCGCTGTAATCTCTATCCACATTTCGTCGATTTTCTGCCGGGCCTGACGTCTTATGGCACGGAGTTGGTCTTCTTGACCCCGCCTCGGACTGCCGGCGAAAGCCATTTTCCGCGTCAGGCCCTGAAGCGTGACAACGATCTTGGGGTGCGGCATCTCGACCACGAGTTCTGCCGTGGCGCCGAAGTGGCGAATCTCGTCCCGTACCGCTTCCAGGACGAGCCTATATTCCGGTTTTCCTGTCGGCCGGCTCATGTAGAGCCGTCGGTGATGACTTCGCCTTCGATCGAGGTCCATCCCAAGAGGTGCGCGTCTTCGCAGATTTCGAGCACGATGGCCTGAGCCGTTTTCATAACGTCTTCGTGCCGGGCCTTGACCCGAGCCGTAACGCTGATCACGACCATGACCTCGGCAAGCGGCTCTACAACAGGTTCCGGCTTTTTGAAGTGCAGTACCCGTCCCATTACGACTTGACCCAACCGAACGCTTTCATTCGGGCCTCAACGGCTTCTATATCGGCGTCAAACTTGCGGTGAGCCCGCTTACGCTGCCGGGCCAACTCTCGCCTGGCAATGAGAGCATCGCGCCTGCTGGATAGTTGGAACAGCGACAGGGTTTCGATGTGCACATCGGCCGACTCGGCATCTGTTTCTGTCCAAGCCTGATCCTTGACGGGGTATCCGTCTTCGGTCTCTTTAGGGCCACCGGACTGAAGGGTCGTTCGGTTTCGACGATCAAGGGCTACGACACAACCAATCGCGACGACAATTATAGCGCCTGCGAACAGGATTTCGGGGAGATGGTTCATTGTTCGATCCTTTTGAATGAAATTGCCCAGACCCAGGGATTCGCGGCCCAGCACTTGGCCGGGTCGGCACCGTTGATGCTGTCCCAGAGGTGACGATATCGCTTTTTGTGGGTGTCGCAATCGACGCAATCCACTTCCATGACACCCAGGTTATGTCCCAAGGCACCATGTAGGCGTGTTCCTCCGCAGGTCGGGCATACGGTTTCGTCCCGCTCATCGCGTTCGAAATCAAGGGGTTCGACACCTTCGGCCTTGGCGTCGGCTTCGCTGATGTTCTGCAGGCGCTCGATGCGGACATCAGTGATTTCCAGCATGGTCCGGCTGTACCGGCGCGGCATGAAGCGGGCGAGGCGCTTGTGCCATGCCGTGGTCGACGGGTCCTTACGGTTCCGGGCGAGGCGAATATCCTGGCTTCCAGGCGGATCGAAAAGGACAAATTCCTCATCGGGTAGAAAGTGCCATTTCATCATGCCGCCCTTGGTCAACAGGTGGTGATGCGTCTCCCAATGGCCGCGCTGGTAATAGGCTTCTCGGACCCACGCGCGCCCTCCGACAACAAAGGGTGACTTGACGAACTCGGCATGGGTTTGATCACCAATGAACCAAAACATGAAGCCGCGGCGGCGTTCGTCCCATTCCGGCTTATGCCAAATATCCGGGGATGCATTGACGGAATCGAGACCTACGCATCGCCGCGTCTGCGTCTTCGGATCGGTGTCACGCATCAAGGCGGTGACCATGGCCGGGTTGAACTGGATGGGCTTTTCAGGTGTCATGGTTTTTCCTTTTTGCTCATGGCCTTGAAGGCAGGTTTGGCCGACGCCGGAACCGAGGCAGGCTTTTCGACGGGTTGACTGCGGTACTCGCGCCACGCCGTCAGCAGGGCTTCGCGGGCCTGGGCGAGTCCTTCTTCCGGATTTATGACCGGACAGGCGCCGTCGATGATGACGTTGAAGTAGGCCATGGCTGGCATGTTGGTGATTTCGACCACTGGCCCGACGTAACTGACCCGCTCCAGGTCGATCTCGTGGTCCAGGATGTTGATGTAGCGGGGTGGCATAGGATTTCCTTTCAGATGAAGATGATGGGATCAGCCGGATTGACCAATCTCATTTTGAGTTTGGCAATTTCTTTTTGCCACAGATCGGGCGGGGTCTTGTTCGTGCCCCGAAACGCAGACTCGATCACGATGATGGCCCTGACCCGCAGGCCATAGGTGTCGCCCATGCGCCGGCACAGCAGGACTTTCGGATCGAACAACTTCTGAATCGCGTAAGCCCCGGCCGGAACCACGATCAGGACGGGATGGGGCGTGCCCGCAAGGACTGGCGCCGACGATGTCTTGGCGATCCGGTTTACTGTGACGGTCGACCTGTTGGGTTTTGTCGTCAGGGTCATGCCATCTCCTTCTCGGGCTCGGTTTTCAACAACTCGCGGAACTGAGCAATCCGGGCCTCGCGAGCATCGGGCCGGGACTTGCGGTACGCCACGACGTCGGTCCAAAAAGGGCGGCGGTCATCGGGACCGTCGGCGAACATCAAAAGGCGGCCGGACTGAGTCGTGACCAACTTATTCGCAGCACCCAGCACCACCCCAAGGATCACATCGCCATCGTCCAACAACAGATCCACAACCGTCCCGGCCGGCTCAGGAATGCTCCACTCGTCAGCACCGGGTATCCAGGGTTCAATCATTTCGGTCTTCCTTTAGGGCAAGTGTCGACGCAAGCAGGAACGCCACGTTCAGACTGCTATAGCCATCAACACAACTGCCATCGTCCCATAAACAAATCCGACTCGGTGGTGCTGTCTCAGTGATTGCGTAGCGCATGCCGGTCCGTAGAGCCGGCATGATCTTAGCCCTGCGTCCATCCCCTAGTTCGACCAAGGCGCCGTGGTCCAGAGAAAACCCAGGCTCGCCCGGCGCGATCTTCGCCAAGTTCAGATAGCGGTTCGACACAAACGCCATTTCAGTCCTCCTTCCAATCCGAATCGTCGACCAAAGCCTCGTCCCACAACGCAAGCCCGGCCGCCTCAACCGCTGCCCGGTTCTCAGGCGTGTCAAAAACGATCGAGGTGGTCCAAGAGTCGCCCAGACCGCCCTGGGTAATGCGCTGTGACAAAGCCGAGGTCAGGTCGTCGTGGCCCACCCACTTCAGGCAATATCCCTCGTGGCACCATGCCCCGTAACTCTCGACCCGGTAATAGGCCCCGGACTGCCACAGACGGTCACGAAGCGCTGTCCGGACATCCAACCGAGTTATCCGGCCAGTCTTCGCATCGCGATAGACCATCGTGCCGTTCCGGACCACGACGTCCAGCACGTGCTTTCGAGGCACGCCGGCATAACTCGCAATTTCAGCAATCGTGGCATACGACTTGAACTGCAAAACCTGACGGATCTGGGCCAGGACAGGGCGGGAAACGGATTCGGTCATTTGGCTTTTCTGTTTCTGATCGTTATTCCGACCGCATTACCATTGTAACTGTCCCACAGGCTCAGGAACGCTACGAAGGCGGCCAAGGGCTTCATGGCACGGATCGGAAAAGGCAACGGGGCATACCGGTCCAAGCCGTTCCAGTTTTCGCCACTGCCCGCAGTCAAATCGCGCTGCTCGGTGCGCAACAGCCGCAGATCGGCGTGCTTGATGCTGGGGTCGAGAGGCAGAGCGATGCCGAACTTGGCGAATATCACCGCCTCGATCCGCTTCTCGATCACCTTGAAATCCGGAATCAACTGCTTCAACGGACCGACCATGTCCCCGATATAAGCCTCGGCCGCGTCGTGCATCAGACCAGCCAGTCTATGTTCGTGCGGAACGATCTGACTGACCAAGATGCTGTGCTGAGCCACGGAATAGTATTCCAGACACTGCCCACCAAAACGACAGGTCTGAGACAAGCCCCATGCAATGTCCTCGATCGTGATCTGATCCGGTTGCGGGTCGACGAAATCGAAATACAAACCTGATCTCGTGATGCAGGTCGCACCGATAACCCCAGTCTTACCCTCAATCCGGCCGCGTAAAATGTCTGTGGTTGTCATTTCACATATCTCCGAATAGTCTTTTTTGGTGGGAATTTTAAAATTATAGATTTGAGAGGAAATCACTCCGAACCAGGGCGCCACATGTTCCAAACGCACCACCACGTGCCGGCGCAAAATCCAGCAGACTGTTCCCAGAAGACGTACCAGAAGCCAGAACCGGCAAAAGCCCCCAAACATATCGAGCAGATCCACGCCAAAACCAATGCACCACTGGCACATAGCTTCTTTTGTAAAGGGGTCATTTCAGCGCCACCTTTCAAGTTCAGTGCTGTTGGGCAGTCGACAGGGGTGTTTAGGACTGCCATCAGCGTTCTTGCCGAAGCAGTAAAGCGGCACGCCATAGCGTCCGGCATAGATGCCCAACGGCCCGACGGCGGCGAAGTCTTGGACGGCCCTGTTCGCGCCCCACGCCACGACAAGCTTGCTCCCAGGTACGGTAGCGCCCTGCACAGCATTTTCAAGGCAGCGGTCGCGATCCGGGCCGAAGGGATCGGCGCACAGATAAAGCTCGCCCGGCTGCGTTGCCCGGAAGGTGAAGAGATTGGCAACGCAGACCGCGCCGAAGCCCCAGAGCGTGGCGAAGAAGATCAGCCGGCGAACAGTCTGATCATCCTTGGTGCCATCGGCCGTCGACGGATTGAGCATCACGACATAGAGCGTCGGAAGTTCAACGTCCCACTTCCGCACCAACCATGTGCGATACAGACCATCCTCCGAAGTCGTAGCAAAGCGCCTCATTTCACAAATGTCGGAAATAGCCATTTTTTGATCCAGAAAAAATTGTAGAAATTTGAGGTGGGGGGCAGTCATTGCCTGGTCGACGGGGTGCCGCCTTCCACAAAAACAGGGGGGTGGGCTACCCCCTGCCCCTATCCGTCCCCCTCAGAATGTCGCAGAGCCCGCAATATGGCCACGGCCTCCCCTTCACACCTGAAAGCCTCTCTTGGCTGCCTTGCCAAGTCTGAGAGGTTGTAAGCGTCACTGATTCGCGCCTGTTCCGGTGACATCGTGGCGCAGTGTTCGGCCCGTGCCTCAATGGCTGCGATAAGGGCGTTCATGCCGACACCTGCGCAGCTACTATAGCGGCCCGCTTGGCCTGTAGTGCGAGGCGCGCCTCCTCTTGCGAGCGCTTGCTGTACGCCTTGCAGTGCCTATGCAGTCTCATGCGTATGGTCCTGCCAAGCTCGATTGTGCGCATAGCGTCATGCCATGCCGAGTCCTTGCTGGACTCCAGCGTCAAGCCCATAGGGCCACGTGGGTAAGCGTTGGCGATATCTGCGGCCCTATCCATGGCCTGTTCATTGGCCTGCAGTGCGGCCTTCCATTCGTCGTACGTCACAGCGCCACAATCCCCTTTGCCAGAGCGAACCACGGTGACTCGGTCTGTTGATCTATCCAGCCCTGCGCGGCTTCCTGTGAGGCGTGGCGCAGGCCGGGGGTATAGGTCGAGCGCCAAGGCTTGCCATTGGCCTGTGTGCCTTTTGTCGTGACTTCCACGGCCCATAGACCGGATGAAAGCTGAAAGGCGGAATAGGTCTTTTGTGTCATTGTGCCGACTCCTCTTGCGTGTCTTCTCCATAGGCTGAAGGGATAGGCTTTCCTGAATGGTCGCAAGTCAGGTCCGAGTCTTCATAGTTGATAGTGCAAGCCACGACTCGCCAACCATCATTTGAGCGCTGGGCAATGGACTCCGCCACGTTGCGGAATTCGGAGCGAACGGAGTCGAACGACAAAGCCGCGCCGTCGGACGTTATGAAATACAGCGGATACCCGCCGACTCCGGTAAACGCGCCGTTGCGCAGGGTGGCTTTCAATGCCTTTACCGAATCTATGTCGAGATATGTCTGGCGATAGTGACGGCGCAACGGCGGCAACAAATGCCAGCCCGGAGTCCGTGTGTCGTACAAATGCCCGTCAGTGTCAGATATCATCATGTGAGATTGCATGGCCTTAAGCCTCCTGTTTGATCCGTCAAATTCGGTTGACGTTCACAAGATACCAGAAAATAGGACACGTGCAACATATTTCGTACACATGGCGCAATTTATTTTCACGGCATAGCGGGAGGCAAGTTGGTCAGACGCAAGGGCAGCTCAAGCGGCCTACACGTGCACGTGCGCGGACTCCCATAGAGACGGGCGCACACCTGCGCACGGGGGAACGCATAGCCGCGGACCTGCCGGCGCCCGCACCCCCTCAGAGGAAAATCAGACAGCCCCCCGGACGCGGTTTAGGTAGATGCGCCACGCTTCAGGCCGGCAGTATTCGGCGGAGTCGATCGGGTGCGGCTGAGCTTGAGATTAGGCATCGCGCCACGGATCACATAAAGGAACTTGCCGCGGTTCCTGATCAGCCATTTACCAGGCAATTCACGAAGGCCGCGGCGAACCGTCGACTCGCTCACGCCATCAATCCAAATTAACTCAGTCCTGCGAAGCTGTGCGGCACGCTTCAGCCAGTCGGGTTTTTCTTCGTTTTTCATATCGTCTTCATGGTGACAGGCCTTAACGGCGTGACATATCATTTTGACGCTTGATAACGGCGAGCCATAAAACACACAAGAGGCTATTTTGACCGCCCTTAACGGCTTAGAGCGCTGTCAGGATGACCGATCAGGCGCCGGCAGGGCTTGAACCTTCGCCGCAAGGGCCGCCTTCACCTGCTCCCTGGCATCATCAGACAGCATGGACCAATCAGGCATCTGCCGGTTATCAATGGCCACAAGAGGGCCTTCGCCGTAGTCTGCCTTGTTCCATTTGCCGGCCAATCTGAGAATTGCGTCAACCTTTGCCTTTTTGGCCTGGTAGTTCTCCGAAGTCATCGACTCAGCCTCTTCTAAGCATTGATCCGCAAGGGAATGCGTTCCGACTTGGCGCGCCCGCACGAGCGGGGATTGACCGTTAAGCGTTGCCTCCGAACACCAGTCATAAACGCTTGAATACGGCAGTTTTTCCTTACGGCAGAAGGCGCGGAGGCTTTGTCCATTTGCGACGTGTTCACATGCTCTTGTTACGATGTCGCTTTTTTCGTCGGGCGTTATATTGGCGTGAAATGTCATGGCTTTATTGCTCCGGTGCTTTTGCCTGCTGTTTGTTATGTAATCCTGTTTCTTTGTTTCGTCATCACCCTGCGGGCGCTGCGCGCCCTTTGGTATGTGATAGCGCTCTATCATGTGTCTGTGTAGATGCGCTCACTTTGGGTCTGGTTTGAGTCTTGCGCGAGTTGGGGCGCGTGAGGCTGGCAGGTTTAGCGCTGACGGGCTTTGGCGGATCGTCGGGCCGCGTTGAGGCGGTCGACGCGGTTCTGGGTTGTCCTGCGAAGTTTATGGGCCGTGCGGCGGGTCTGTGCCGAAAGCGGTTGACTGGAGGCGCCATGGCGTTGACCTGGTGCTCTATAGCGTCCGCCCCCGGCTGGCGCGCCGCGTGGCACGCTCCCGCGCCTATGTCTGGCACATGTAACGCGCTTCCCTTCTTGCCTGATATGGCTTGAGTCCCTGAAAAGCGTTTGATGCAATTATTTTACGACACGATGTCTTTTTATGTTGCACCTGTCCATTTTCTCTGTCATACCCTGTTTCAACGCAACGGCGAAACGCCACAACCTAACAGGACCGCAAGACTATGACACGCAAGGCGCTATCCTCTATAAATATCAAGTCGATTGTTGAAATCACACAGAACGCAAACGGCAACATGCTCTCGTTTCGCAATCGTGCCGGCAAAATCATTTTCCAAGTCAGTGAAGACGACATTTTCGACGCCAACGGCAACCGCTTTGAAATTGACGTTGCCTTTCAATCTGAAGCCTAGACCCTCAAGGCCGATCCCCCCCCTCAGAAGGATTCACGCCATGATTAAGCTAAACCCCGACTCCGTCGACCTGGAGCGCCGCCGCGAACGGTTCGCCGAGTTGGTGCATTCCAAACTGTTCCCGCCGCAAGCCCGCCTGACCTATGACGCCTTGGCCCGCATGGCCGAGTCGCTGCGCAAGCGGTACGAGGCAACCTGTTCCTATCCGTGGGCGAACACCCCGGCCTATGAAAAGCGCACCGAAACGGCGGAGCGCAAGCTTTTGGCCGAAGTCGCCGCCCTGGGTCTGCACGGCTACCTGCAATCCGATCCGCGCGGCGCCACGCTGTATGTCGACTCGCAACCCATTTGCGGCACGGACTACACCCGCGCCCTGTGCGTTTATCGCTAACCCACCCGTCACGGTTTAAGGAGTCACGACATGCCACAATTCCAAATGGATACCAGCGGCAAGGTTGAACAGCCAGACAGCAATCCAGCCATGCGCACTTATGTAGGCCGTTATAGGTCAGACGACAAATTCGGGCCGCTATCGTGGTGTGACTTGGACACCTTCACACAGGCCTATATCGAAGCCATGTTTTTCACCGAGTCGGGCGATGGCCGCCACCTGACAGACAAAGGCTTTTCCGATCTGTCGCCCGAAGCCCTGACCAGCATTATTGCCGATTGTCAGGCGTTCCAATGCACCCCGGCTTACACATCCGTCAGGAACGCCGAGGATAACGAGGAACTAGGCGACCTGTTCGAGTCGTGTGGCGGTGTCTCGACACAGGCCGGGCATGACTTTTGGATGACTCGGCAGGGCCACGGCTGCGGATTTTGTGACGGCGACTGGCCCGAACCCTATGCCAGCGCGCTTGACGCTGCGGCCAAAGTTGCCGGCGAGTGCGAGCCCTATCTGGGCGACGATGGCCTGATCTACCTTTAACCCCCTTCACTGAATCAGGAGTCCGGACATGTCCGAAAAATTCAACTGCTTTTCGCGTACCTGGTGGGCCGTCAATAAGGATTGGCCGGGTGGTCTTGAGCCGAGCGCGGGCCGCAAGTCTCGCGCGGGCCATCCCCAGGGCGTCACGGAAGACGAAGCACGGCGCCATTGCCGGGCCTGGAATGAGACGCACGCGCCGGGCAAGCTGAGCCGGAAAGCCGAGTTCGAGTCTGCCGGCGACGTCCGGGCCGTGTCACGTCGCGCCGCGCGGTACATCAAAAATCCGAATAGCCCGACGGGCCACCTAATCCCGGTAGGTCGCCGCGGTCAGAGCCTTTTACCTTGACCCGCTTTCTCGAATTCATCGCCTTGGCCGCGTTCTTCGGCCTTCCCTGTCTTTATCTGCTGGCACACTAGGAGTCCCCCGCAATGGAAAATTTGCCTTGGTCTGATCTGAAGATTGCCTTTGGTACGCGGGACGCATTGACTGTCTGGCGCGCGCTGGAATCCGGAGCAGGTCGCCACGTCGACAAGTTGCCGCAGGGGTGGAGCCTTTGCGAAACAGACCGTAGCGGCGCTCGCTGTGTCGCGGTGTTTCGTGTCTCCGGCGTCCCGACGATTGAGGACGGATTAACAGTCAAGCGCCTAATTTCTCGTTACCGCCTTTGAGCCTTGATTTCGGGGGATTCGCTGAGTCCCCCTTGATGAAGTCTCAACCCCTTTCGATGGAGTCTAAATATGACTAGAGGATTTATCAACGCCGGCCACGGTTACAAAACGCCATCTGTCTGGCACCCCGTCCCCGACACGTTCCACGACCGTTACAAGGTCCTGCTGCATCCCTGCCCCACCAGGGAGTCGCGCGTCTTCGACAAGACCGACTTCTCAAGCCACGATATCCGGCTTGCAACGGAAATGTGCGGCGAGCACGAGTCCGGGCTTTACATCCTGGTAAACCACGGCGGCGGCTCTGAGACGTGGTGCATCGACTTCCAAGCCAAGCGGCTGCGCGCCCTGTTCATGAATCTGCCCGAGCAAGACGCCTATCTCCTGTTGTTCAACTGGCTTGACAGCCTCTCTACGGCGCGGCGCGAAGCTGCAACCGAAACCGGGACGATGTACGCTCAAGCCTTCGTCGACAAGCGCCTGAAAAAAGTTCGCCGCAACAACAGGGTCAGGGTTGAAATCCTGCCACCCCCCGCAACGGAAATCGCAGCATGAAAACGAAACAGGAAATCCTCTCCGGGCCGTGGCACGTCGCCAACAGGTTCAACGAGTCCGAAGCGGAGCGCCCACTGGGGATTCCGGTTCATTCGCTCATGGTTCGCCACGGCGACACAGACCTTTTTGACCCGAGAATCAACGGCGTGATGCTGGAATATGGCACCGATGTGCTTAGGCTCGCCGCGGCTGCTCCTGACCTGCTGTCCGCTCTGGTCAAACTCGTGGCGGCTTGGGATAGCGAGATACACAACGAATACGACGGGACCGGCGACCTATTGAAGGAGCGACTGGCCGAGGTTGACCACGCCCGCGCCGCCATTGCAGCGGCCAAAGGCGCCGAGACTGTGGCGCAGCCGGGTCAGACCTGGACTCCGGTTTCGATACTGCCGCCCCTGTCACACGAGCCTGACGACCCGCACAAGTTGGGCGCGAAATACTCCCGGCTCTGCCTGGTCAGGGACGGAAAGGGTTGGCGCGGTTCGGCAAAGCTGCAGGACTGGCGCATTGATCCCGACGACGAACCGCAACTGCATTGGGTAATGACCGGCCCGGACGGCTATCACATGTCCGATATCACGGCATGGATGTACTACCCCGAGTAACCCACCCACCCCTTTCGCTTAACCCGACCACCCCCTGTAGAGGAAACCACGCCATGAAAGGCATGTCACGAGTCACGGCCCGCGCGTTCGGGGCCATCGCTACCCAGATTTTGACCAAGGTTCTGGGCGAGTCTGTGCCCTATACCGACGACTCGGCCAAGTGGGTCATGCCCTACGGCGCAACGGGACGGGTTGAAATCATTCTGTTTCGTGCCTCGCACCTCCCCCGCGGCGAATACATGGCGCCGTGGTTGGCCTGCCGGCACCGCGACCCGGAACTGGTCAGCCCTGACGGCTACATGAAGCCCGGCGCGCGCCATCCATCGCCGTTCAGTATGTCGGGCAAATGCAACCTGCACCCTGGATACGAAGGCGGCGTGACCCGCATGACGGACGAAATCGCAAGCCACATGCGGATGATCGCGCCGTTTCGCAGCGCCGCGGAACAGGCATTCAACGAAATCCTAGCCGCCATATCAGCCGAAGCCGCTTAACCACCTTCCAAATCTCACCCAAACTTCACAGGAGACCCAAAATGCCACTTCAGCACTACCGCACCACCCCCGTAGCGGAATTCAGCCACGGCGAAGATTTTTCGGACCATCGCGAAATCAGTCTGATGGACCTGGACTTGATCAGCGCCGAGCCCGATCCGTTCGACCTGGCCGGGCTGCAGCACGTGCTTGGACTGGACGCGCGCCATGACTGACAAGCACAAGGAGTTGATCGACTCTGCGCTGTCCATATGTGCCGCCGATGCTGCGGCTCGCCGCGAAAACGCAGGCTATGGCGGGCGGCAGGACGATGGCGGATGCAGAGACCTTCTGAACCAGGTCAAGGCCTACGAACAGGGCCGCGCCGGAATCTTTCCCGACTTCCTCATGCCGTACCGGGACAAGGCAGATAATGCCGTCAAGGAATCCGAGGCCAGACTTGACCCTGAATATGCAGAATTTCAACGTCTGAAAAGGAAGTTTGGCCATGACTGAGCCAGCACAACAGCCTGATCCAAACTTCGGCGCGGAATGGTTGGTCAAGCTGTTCAAGACGTCTCACCAGGGCACCGACGTCGTCATGCAATTCACGTGCGGCGACGAGTCCAGGGCGAACTACCTGGCCGGCGTCTGCCTTGATACCTTGGCCGACAATGCCAAAAAGGGCACCACGTTTGACTACTCGGTAAGGCCGGTGAGTCACGTTCGCCCCATGGATTCCGACGCCAAGCTGATCCGCTGGGCCGTGTCCCTCCCCCTCTGACGGAAATCTGAAAGGAATTGGAATGACGATGGAAACGAAATGGTATCACGGGGTGAAGTGGGGATACAGACCGGCCTTCGAGGCCATGGGTCGCGTCATCGCTTGGAATATTGGTCCGGTGACGGAACATTCCGTTGATGTGCGCGGAACTGCAAAGGACCGGGAAGAGATAGCCGAACTCTTCGCCTCCGCCCCTGAGACAGCCACACAGCGGGATAAGCTCCTCTCAGATAACCAAGGGTTACGGGAGGCTTTGGCCAAGGCGCGAGCGTCAATCAAAATGGCGTGTGGGTTTTCGACACTGACCGGCCACGATTACGATTTCCGCCCCACCGTTGAAATGATCGACGCCGCTCTTTCTATCTCAACAGGAGGGGGGTGATGTACGTTTACAACTGTTCACGGTGCGGACGGTTCATGTCGAAAGGCTCGTGGGCGTACATTTACGACTTTGTTGCAATGGAGCCTTCGCACGACATCCAGCATTGCGAAAAGTGCACGAGTGACGGTTTTCCCGCGCTGTCCAATGCTCGCCCTTTCGATGGGGACATGTCTCCATATCAGGGAAAAATGATCGGCGGAGAAATACAATGAACGACCACCCGCCTTCACCCCCCTCAAGGAAAATCGACATGCCTGACGTTTCAATTCCGCAGCAAGCTTTAGGAGCCGAAGTCGCGCTTTCTAGGTATTGCGAAATACAGCGCGACTTCGAATACAAGACACCGATGTCTGGCCTGCTCTGCGCCATCATGCACCTCTGCGACCGCGACGGTCTTGCCTTCGACAGCGTTCTGGCCGCAGCGACCGAGTCCTACGTCGACCAAACCGAACCGGCGCCGAAAGCCAAGACCGCGTTTCGTGTCGAGTTCGTTTCGCCCAAGACGGCCGGTTGGATGGATTGGGCCGCGTTTAACGCACTGGAAGCTGGGATCGAGGCTCAGATTTATCAGTCCCGCATTCTGGCTGTCGATCCGGCGGCCATCACCGTGACCAGCATCAACCCTGTCGTGGCGGTGCGGACATGAGCCGGTCCAGGTCAAAGCCGCAACCGGCATATACCCCCGCCGTGGCAATCCGTACCGCCATCGAGGCAATCGGCACGCTGAAGCAGTGCGACCCGTACCACTGGCAGGTCCGGCGCGACGGCAAGTTTGTGGCGGACTGGTGGCCCCATACGCAGCGGTTTCTCATCGTGGGCGAGGCTAAGTCGAATCGGGGCACCGACGGCGAGTTCGTCACGGCGCTGCAGAACTATCTCGGCCGGACTGTCGACCACAACCGCCTCATGGACACGATGGATGACATGCTGGAGGCGATGGAGGAGGCACGCCGCAAGCTTCAAGCAGGCATGTCAACGGAAAATGCAGAAATTCGGTTCATGGAACACAGGGCCGCATATTTCGTTTTAAAGCACGCCATCAACCGGGCCACGGCCCATTAACCCCCAGCAAACATAGGAGACGAGAACGTGAGCGAAAAAATAAAAACAGGTGCGACCGTCTATAACCGCGCTGGCGAAAAGGCCCGCTACGAAGGGATCCTGAACGGCATCCATTACGTCACGCCCGAGGTCATTACCTATGGGTGGGAAGGCGAAGAAGATAGGGACTGGGGCGCGACGACGACGTGGCCAGAAGTATTTCCAAAGCCTCCCGTGGGGGTTCTGGAAGAAAAGGTTGTCGAACTAACTGCCAGAGTAGAAAAGCGCCGCGCCGAACTGGATCAGATCGGAGCTGAACGTTCAGCCCTTGAAAAGCGGCTTTCCGATGCGTCAAAGCATAGCCCAACATTTGAGCGTCTGCTCACTTTTATTGAAGGCCGAATAACGCACGTTTTGCACGAAAAGAACGGCGACTACCAAATAACGGCTATTGCTGACCTGCATACCATTGAAGGTGACGGCGGTAGGGACAATTGGGAAAAGAAGCTACCCCTCGTCTCGTTATTTGGAGACACCAAGGGCAACCTCAACTGGAATATCAACAAGTGGCGAGATGGTTCAGGCGAGTGGCGCTGGGCGATGCTGTGTTCTGGCGTCGAGGATGCGGAGGCTCAACGCCTTGCCATCATATCGGCCGAATTGGCCGAACTCGACAAGACGTTGACGCCAGACGGCAGGCTCTATGCTGCCGAGATATCCGTTAGGCGCGCCGACCGCTGGGGCATCGAAGTACCGGCAAAAGTACGCAGCCTAGTGGATGCTTACCGTGTGAAGGCAGATGCCGCTGAGTTACAGCGTTTGCAGGGCTATGCGGACTCTGCGCAGGCAGCCTTGGTCGCCCACAAGAAGAAGATGGTCCCCGCATGACCCACCCCGTCAAGCGCGCCCTTGATGCTTGATCTACCCCACCAGACGAAATCACAGGAGATTTCCCATGAAAACCGAGACCGCCAAACAAACCATCCAGCGCCTTGAAAACGAACTGGCCAGTTCCAATCGCGAACTGAGCCTGTTCCGCACCGGAACCTGGCCCGTGATGCGCTACGCCAAGGACATCGTCGCCCTGGTTGATCGCATGGACGGCGTCATTCCCGAGCCGCTGGCCGAGCCCATCGCCTTGCTGCGCCGCGCCATTGAAGGCTCGGAAACCGTCATGACCAAGAACAGGGAGCAGGTCTGATGGGCATCGAAAGCATCACGCTCGGTCTCAACGCCGGCACCTCGATCGAGAAGGCGGCCGAACTGGCGATCAAGTTGGCCAAGGTGCACCACGTCCCGGTCTGCTTCTCGCACAACGGGGTCCAGGTCACGGTGACGGAAAAAGACAACCTGCATGAAGTCGTTGGCGGTTATGTCGTAGCCAGCAAAACCATCCCGCCGCATCACTCGATCAAGTACTTCCACCGCAACGGCCTGATCATCCAGCGCACGGACCTGGGCGAAACGCCTTTGTCCGAGGCCGAGATCGAAGACTACCGGCGCTGGTTCGAAGCCAATCATGCCGATCCCCAGTCGGCGCATTTCAAGGTCGCCCTGATGCAGTTACAGCGCCACAGGACGGCGGATTAAAGCGTATCCCACCCCCACCGGAGAAAATGCTATGAAACACGAAACCATTATCGCAGATGGCCCAGATCCTATCGACGTCCATGTCGGCAGCCGGATCAGACTGCGGCGCAAGATGCTGAACCTATCGCAGGAAAAACTCGGCGATGCTCTCGGAAGGACCTTTCATCAGGTGCAAAAATACGAGCGCGGCCGCAACCGCGTCAGTGCTTCTGTCCTGTATCGCACAGCTCAGTTTCTGCAAGTCCCGCCGTCCTATTTCTTTGACGGCTATGACCAGATGATCGGCGCCGACCCCTTCAATGTTTCCGACGACACTGCCGTTTCCCAGTTTCTGATAACTACCGAAGGCGTGGAACTGGCGCGGCACATGATCGGCATACAGACACCAGCGCTGCGCAAAGCGGTTCTGGCTCTGGCGCGCTGCCTGCACAATCAGGAGATCGAGGCATGAAAGTCATCCACCACTACCCCGTGCCGGCCTATACTCCCGGACTAGGAAACCGCCTCCTTGTCCCGCTCGACACCCAGATTCTCGGGGCGCAACTGCGCGACGGCCAGCCTACGCTGTATGTCGAAAAGACTGTTGGACAGAGCGACACGAGAACCATGACGTGCTTTTTCATCGGCACGGGCCATCCGTTCGACGACTTCGTTCCGGGCCTCGGGTTGGTATCCTATGTCGGCACGGTTCAGGACGGACCTTTCTTTTGGCATATCTATGCGGGGCTGTTCCAATGACCCAGACAGACCTTGAACGCGATGAAGCCTTGCGCCGGCTGATCCGCTCGGCTCAACTGATGGCGCGGTCCAGTATGCCGTACCGTGTCAACATTCCGAAAGTCGGCGACCTCCAAGACTGCCGCGCCTTCGTCAACATGGTGCTGAGCCACGCCAGACTTCCCCAGATCGACTTCCCGGCCGACTGGACAGAGGTGGGCCAAGACATGCCCCTACCCGCAGTGGAAATTATGCTCAGGGATGCACGGCCCGGCGACCTGATAACTTTTCATGTGACGGATTGGATGCCGTACTTCCGAAACCACGTTGCCATCATGACCGAAGGCACTGGGGCACATGCCCGGCATGGGAAGATCGCCCATCTCTACGCCTGCCATGCATCGGTCGAGTCATACCTTGCTCCGTGGTGGGGTAAGTACGTCGCCAAAGCTTATCGAGTGCTGGCATGACCCGCCACCAGACCCAGTACGCCTTCGAGCGCGAAGCCGGCGAGGACTACGTCGAGTTCATCGTCACCGTGACCTACGACTTCGTGAAGGGTTACGACCAGACTTGGGAGGAGCCCGGCTGCGACGACGAGTTCGACATCATCAACGTGGTCGACCACAGCGGAGCCCCGGAAGTTGAACTGGGCAACAAGGAGATGGAAAACCTGCTGGAATACCTGGCCCAGAACCACGACTATGACACGGGCCTGTGCCCAGACCGGATCAGGGATGAACGCATCGACAGGGAGTTGACGGGATGACGCTAAACCATACATGGGAGCACACCTGGGCGGCCTACCTTAATCGCCATATCAGCCTCGAAACTCTGATGCTGTCCGCAGCGGATGACCCGGCTTTTCTGGCCTACATCAAAGGTGCGGAAAAGTTGGATCAGCGCGGCCCGGACTGGCAAAGCCTGCCGGTCATATTCTGGGCCAGTGACGATATCGTATCGGCCGGCGCAAAGGAAACTGGGCCGATCCACCTCGACGACGAGATGCAGGAACTTCTACTGCTGGAAATGGCGGACTGGATCTTGGCGTTTCACAATATGCCGGTCGAGAAAGCCAGGGTCATTGATGCCGTGGCGGACCTGGTTGAGGCCCGGCGCGACCGGCTCAAATATTCCAGATCCGACGCAGGCAATACGAATAGGTAGCGAAGACCGTCATGCGAGAGTGTGGCGGTTTTTCATTGGGCTGCTGGCACTGCGCAAACTGGCAGAACAAGCAGATTGTCGATCTCTTCGCTCGTCTTCGCGCCACCCCAAAATACCTCTCCGCTTGACACACAATAGGCGTCAGAACGGTGAAGCAACACGTATTCGAATTTGCCTCCGCCCATGTCGCGGGGTGTGGATGCGCCGTACTCGGTCTTGAAGCCCAATGTTCCCTTGAACAGGAACAGGCCGGGCGGACAGGCGCTGAGCCGAACCTTGGTTTTCCTTGTCGGGAGGATTTGCCACTCACTCATCCTTTTCATTCCTTCTGTTTAGGGGGTTGGGACTTAGGGACACGCAAACGCTTAATGGCTTGCTTGGCTTCGGCAATGACGTTCTCGTATGCGTAGTCGCGCTCGCTATTCCGACGCAAGCGATCGGGTGAGTCATAGGAAGAAATGCGCTTCAGTGTGGCCCAAAGTTTCATCTCTAACGGCGTACGAATGGTACCCATCCCTCTTCTCCTTCTATGGGTTTGCGATGGGGGTGCCGTCAGGACGGGTAATGCCCTTTGGCGATATGAAGCCTAGGTTGTCCCGTTTGTCCCTGATGCAGATCGTGTTTGCACCTATAGCCGCAATGGTGTGAGGCTTGTTGTCCCAAAGGACCGTCTCCCCCACCTCAAGAGGCTTGGCAGGTGGGGCTATTCGGGTAATGGTGGCGTGCTTCTTGCTGATATCGCATCGGTCGCCATCACCCACAATAAGAATGAGTTTTTTAGTTCCAACAGCATAAACCTCAGCCTCAAACTCGACCTTCACGCGGTCTCCGATCTTCACTTCTGTCTCAGTGGTCATGATGATTGGTCTTTCGGGTTAGGTGGCTTTACGAGCCATTCTTTTGCATGTTTCGCACATAGGTCTTTGTCTGGCGCCGGTTCGTAACTGCATTTGGCACAGAGTTTTGCGTCACAGGTTCCAGACTTCTTTGTCGGCACCTTCCAGTCGCACAATGCAGTCGCTTTGGACCCGCACTTGCATCTCGCCGTGGGGCCGCAGACAAAGGCGTTACCTCCGCTAGGCATCTTGACGACCTGACAACCCATCACGTCCCGACTTTCGGACCTTCAGTCCCGTCCATTTCGTACCAAGTGAACTGGCCGTCTTCGCCGACAGGGAAGTGTGCTCGGCAATTGGAGCAGAAAGTGCCGCCATAAAAATCCGGCTGCCTGGCATAGGTCTCGGCAATTGAACGGCTCATCGTCGTAATGGATTTGCACGCCAGATGCCTGTAAGCATCGCGGTATGGCCTGACGAAGCCCTTGGCGCGTTCCTCGGCGTCCAGAACGATATATCCCTTTTGCTGCCCAGAAGGACCAATCTCTCGGTGATCAGATGTAACTGGCGAACCATCTGCCAAAGTGATCTTGGGTTCGGTCATGTGCGGCACTCCCTGTTTGCTTGTTCAACGAAAGGCTGAAGGTCAGCTATAAATTCAGTCTTAACCTTGAGCAGCAATGTACCCTCTGTCAGACCTGGATGCTGGGTGAATTCGTAACCTGCCCCTTCAAGGATGCGCTTGAAAGTTGGAAGTTTCCAATTGTCTATGGCTATTCCAGCGGTTTTCATGCTGCTGATTTCCTCGCTGCGGCTATTTCGGCCCGCTTCCGAGCCGCTTCGGCATAATTGCCCTTCTTTGCGACTTCTTTCTCGCGTGCGGCGATCCAGTTGTCCCGCACTTGTTCCATGGCAAGTTCCATGTCAGGTCCGATTTTGGTCGACATGTTTTCCCAGGCCGGGTTTTTCCCGAAAGTCTGGATCTGAAGGATGGCTATGGCGCGCATCGGCTCTGGGGCATCTGGGCTGATATAGCCAAAGACCCGGCCTTTTTGTTCCCGGCATTCAAATTCGATCATTTTCATATTCTCCGTAAACTTGTCAGGAAGCCTGTTGGTGTTCCGCGCTCAGCGATGCGCGGCGGAAGCCCTCAAGGTGTCTGTCGGGAAGTCTCTGGGTCACGTCCAGCGGTTTTGGCAGGGAAAACACGTCCCGATTAAATTCCAACCAGTCCTTATTGATCCGGTAGCCATAACCGTGATGCGTGTCGATCGAACCAGGAACCTTTTTCCTGATCCGGCAAATCACCACCTTGAGGTGGTTCGTTTCGCGAAATTCGTCGTCTGGCCTTGGAAACACCTTGTCAAAGCGATCCGCGTTCATCAGAATATCGGGGTGCTTGGCGAGAGAGATCAGAACTTCGGCGCCCTGCTTAGTGATCCCGAATACAGCGACGACACGGTCAGTCTCGGTAACGGATACTTCAGACACGTCACGGCCGCGATACACAGCCAGTTCAGACTCGAGCACGGCGATGCGGCGATACGCGGCTTCAAGTTCGGGAGTCATGCGGCCACCGGGAATTCTTGCCGGCACAAATTCTTAGGCCAATCACCGCTATGCGTTCCAGACCTATCCTTGGTGTAGATCGGCCGGCCATCAACGCCGACAGGTCTTGAGCCGAGTTGCTTATGGAAAAATGCGATGCCATATTGGCTGCAATTATCAGCGATATCCATGGCCCATTCGATATTGTAGCGCCGCGCGAAGCTTCCAGACTCACCGCCGACGATTACCCATTTAAGCATATCCGCATAGGCGCCTACCCTGATTGGACCAAGAAGCGGCTCGGCAGACAGGCCTGTGACTTTGCAGCCCATGTCGATAACGGGTGCCAATTTGGGAGTGTCCCGCAAATATTCATCGTGATTGCAGACCGTGATCATCTGCCAAACATGTGCTGGCCAATGTGACGACCACGCCCTTGGCAGGAGTTTCGGCACATTTCCAATCCGCTTCGTCACGAGTTGCAGATCCAGACCGTCGCACGCCGCCATGACCACGGCGTCTTCCTCGCGCCATTCTATCGGCACTTCGTTGTCCCAGAAGTCCGACATGGAGTTGATGAACACCTTTCGACGGACCCCGGTCTTATCCGCCTCGCGCTGCCACTTGAGCAGGTTGTTGCGCGTGGCCTGAGCCGTGCGCTTACGCGGCGCTCCTGCACCCCAGTTGCCGCCGCCGAACCTGTGATTCATCGCCTCGGCGTAGCAATTTTGACACCCAGGTCCAACTTTTGTGCACCCTATCCAGAAGTTGATTGTAGAATCAGTCCACGAAATTCCTGTAGTTTCAGCCATTAGAACCACTCCTGCTTAGCGACCTGCTGCGCGGAATACATCGCCTTGTAGCGATCCTTGAACTGCGCCGGGATTTCGTCGATGACCTTGCCCACGGTCGGAAAATATTCCGACTTCGGATTCTCGCGCCAAGCCTTTGCCATGCCCCGCAGAACGTCGGCCGGCCACTCCGCCAACGACTCGAGCCAGTCGTCGACCAGCATCGCCTTGGACTCGATCGAACGTCGATCAAAGCTTTCGTAGTGGTTCAGGATTCGAAACACGATCTCCTTGATCTCGGACCTAGTGCCTGGAGTCTGGGCCAGCAGGACAAGACGGGCCTCGCGCCGAATCTCATCCCGATTTTCGACGTCGCTCAGGTTTCGCTCAAGCGCGTCGATTCCTTTGTTCAAAAAGCTGATCGGCGAGGTCAAAAGCTCGCATTGTGCCTTCGTGATTTCGCTCTCCGGAGGTCTGACGGTGAGACTGGTGCTGGCCTGGTTCATGTTCGTCTGTCCATCGTTGTTGGTTCAGGAATGTCGTCGGGTTAAGCCAACTTCGGTCAGGAGGTTTGTGTTGTTTGTACGCCTCCAAACCCCTGAGAATTTCCTGCGCCGTAGCCTTTTTTCTGGCTTTTCGGTAGGACTCGACGGCCTTCGGTTTGGCTTTTTTGCTGGGATATTCCATCCAGAAAACGTCGAAGTCGCTCAGCAATTCCTGATCAGCCTGCTTGGCCGTCGGTTGAACTTCCAACTCGAAAAGATCGCCTTCGGGCCGCGCGATGACCGAACGGGTTTGGGGTGATGATGAGGAAGGAAGGGGGGTTAAGGGGGGGATGGGTTTAGGGGGTTCGGGGGCAAGGGAAGGGGGACCATCCGGGGGGCAGGAAGGAGAAGAAGCGGGGAAAGGGGGTTTAGACGTTTCAGCGTCTTGGTCGTCTGAAATCGTCTTATTGTCGTCTGAATTAAGACGCTTTTCGTAATACCTGCGGTTTCTCTCGCGACGTTTATCATTGGAGTTTTCGACAGGCACGGTCGAGCCCTTGGCGTCTACCAAGGCAGCGGCCACGCGGCCGATAAGGTCGGCATCGACCCCGCCCTTGACCATATCTGCAATGAGAGTCGCGACGTCAGACATTGGTCAGCAAAGACCGTCTTGAATCGTACACGTGTGTCGTCTATTGTTTTTCATGTGCGCGGCCCTCCTTGCAGGCCGATAATGTGGCGGTTGAGGTTTCTCAGGACCTCGCCGCCCCGCCACTCTTACCAAAATATCGTCAGAACGCCACCGAAATCTCAGTCCTCCCAGATCGTGTCGGCCGGGGCTTGATCGGCGAAAGTGTCGAAGGCCGGGTTGCACCACATGTCACGGTCCTCGGGCGCTCCGGACCTGACCTTGGCATAGATCATGGTCAACTTGTTCTTCGCCGCCGCCATCTTGTTTTCCCAGTCCTGCTGCGCCGATTCCTTTCGGGGCTTTTCGTCTTTCAGGACCTGCCATTCTCGGTATGGGAACATGACGACGTCGGCCTTCTGCTCCAAAGACCCGGACTGTCGCAGGTCGGAGATCAAGGGTCGCTTTCCGTCCCGGCCCTGGACCGCCCGGCTCAACTGGCTCAGCAAAATACCCGTCAGTCCCAGTTCAGCATTCAGCACCTTGGCCCGTCCCGCCGCCTCGCCGTAGGGATCGAAGGCTTTGTCGTCGACCCTGAGTTCATGGATGTGGTCGACGAGATATGCCCCGACCTGGCCTTTGGTTCGGACTGTCCGCCTGACGCTGCGCTCGATATCCTCCATCGACAGGCGGCGGCGCTCCGATATCAGCACATTGGACGGAACCATGTCCTGAAACGGCAGCAGGTCCTCCTGCATCCGGACCGACGGAGACTTGTAGTTTCGGTACGGAATCTTCTGGCCTTTCCAGTACGCCAGTTCCGAGATGGTCCGGGCCATCAACTGCCACTTCGGCATTTCCAAGCTGTAGATCAGGAACAGTTTGTCCGGATTTGCCGCAGCGGCCTTGTAGATCAGTGATCGGCCGGCCAGACTCTTGCCCATGGACGCCGTGCCTGCGAGAATAATCAGGTCCGACGGGACAAGGCCGCCCACCACATCATCGAATGACGCCAGTCCAGACCTGAGACCCAGAGTCTTCCCAGACCTCGCCATGTCTCCCATTTGGGCCATAAACTTCGCAGCAATGGTGTCGGACGCCTCAAGGTCATCTTCCTCGGGGCTGGCCTCGTCGATGCTGTCCACGGCTTTTCTCAGGAACGACATAGCCTCCTGAGCATCATCAAATACTGTCGCCCTGCTCGCGGCCGACTCGAGCCTGCGCAACTGCCACAGGTTAAGAATGTCGCGGGCGTACTGGCCGATGTTGGCCATAGGAGGGGCGCGGTCGACCAGATCGGCGAAATAAGTTATGCCGCCCAAGTCGAGGTAGGCCTGATCCTCGGCAAACTTCTTCGCCAACAGGGTTGGGTTCGCCAACCTGGCCGGCCTCTCATCGCGCCATGCCAGGATCGTTGCGAACAGTCTCTGGTGGAATGGCTCTGCGAAGTGTTCCGGCTTTAAGCCGTTCTGGATCAGTTCAAGCGCCTCGTTCTCGTACAGCAGCGTGCCGAGAAGGGCCTGCTCGCTGCCAAGATTTGATGTTTCAGTCATGGTCCATCATCCGAACAAGTCTGGCTGCACCAGCGGAGCCTCTGGCGGCAAGCCGATGCGCAAGAGTTCTGACCGCATACGCTGCTTGAAGTGGCACAACGCCGTTGCCGAGCATCCTAAGTCGGTCCACGCGAGCAATGTCCATCCGAGAGGCCAACCCATCAGATACTCGACGAAAACTGGGTTCAAACTCCGGCGCTCGGTCGAGGATATCCCGCCAACCGGATAAGTCATTTGGTCCAGGTGGGAAGATAGGGAAGCCGCCTGACCGTTCATCAACAGTTCGTCCGACCTGTCTCGGTCCCGAGACAGCCTGCCCCCCATCACGTCCGCTACCGACGGTGTCGACCAAGTCTCGCTCCGCGCCTGTCCCTCGACGGACAGGCGTTCCTGACCTTTCTGGCCGCGGTCCCTCGTATAGGCCCCCGGCGCCACCTTCGGCGTCTGCCATTGCACTGCTTGCGCCGGCAAAGGTGTCCCGCCTGCTCCGAAATCCTGATTCGGACTGCCCTTCTCCCCGTCCGACGCCCTGGGCGTCGACCAAATGTGCTGGACGAAGTTTGGCAGTTGATCCAGATGCTTCCGACCCGTGCCGTTCTCCAAGTGATCCGCTGAGTTCGCGCCCTTGTAATCCCGTGTCGCTGGAGTCGGCCTGGCCGACTCCACACGAAAGTCCACCACTTGATCTTGCAGGTTCATTGTATGTCCGGCCTGAAGCCGCTTCAGGCCGGACTGCGCTCCGCCGCGGTTCGAGTCGTCGGTCGGGGTTCGCCACTGCGAGGATGAAGACTCGCTCCCGCTCGTGACTGGCGCCGACTTCCTCCGCCGTGAACAGTCCAACCTCAACCGTGAAACCAAGCCGTCGAAGGTCTCGCCAAACTCGCTCGAGTCCGCCCGATGAGACCATGCCGCGGACGTTTTCAATGAGGCAGAACCACGCCCCGGACTGGACGATGATTCGCCTTGCATCGGACCAGAGATCGCGTTCGTCTTCTTCGCCGAGTCGCTTGCCAGCGAGACTGTGTGGTTGGCACGGGATTCCACCAATGACGCCGTCCACTGCGCCACGCCAGTCTCGGCCGCGGAAGGTGAACACATCGCTCCACACAGGCGCTGGAGCCATAAGCCCCGCTTCCATAGCTGATACCAGTTGCGCGATCGCGTAGGTTTCCCTCTCGACCAGCACGACGCTTCGAGCACCTGGAACCGCCAACTCGAATCCGAGATCGAGTCCGCCTCCTCCGGTACACAGACTGATGAGGTTGATGGGACATAGATCCAGGTCATTTTCTGCCTCACTCATTCGTCACCGAACATGCTGGGTTGCTGGGCTTGGGGTTTGACGTGCCGGAATAGATCCATTTGAGCCACGACCGCACTCAGGCGTCTGGTGGCGATTTCATAATATTCAGGCGTGATGTCGATGCCGATGAATTTGAAGATCTCGTGCCTCGCTGCCTTGCCCGTGCTGCCAGATCCCATAAAAGGGTCCAGTACCGTTCCGCCTCGTGGCGTGATCAGCCGGCACAGGTATCGCATCAGGCCCACTGGCTTGACGGTCGGATGGATATTTTTGCGCTTCCTGTACCGTCCATATGGGTTTCCCGCCTCGCCATCATTGGCCTTTTCCAAGTGGTTCGGCCTGAACTGCGCAGCAGCCGGCAACTGGTGTTCCAGCATTTCAAGGCCGTGTTCACGATCCTCTGTAGATGACTTGGCACAGTAGAAGAACCGCGCCGCTGATCCGAAGTCATCATAGGACTGCCACGTGTGCCGCCCATTCATGTCACCGTAGACATGGCCGCCCATGGGACGAGATGGCTCGTTACCAGTCAAACCCCCGCCCGCAGCGACCTCTGGAAACTGGCTAGTGATCGGTTCAGAACCGTCAGTAATGATGTTGGCCGGCCAGCGTCCGCGCTCTGCCTCGTCATCCCCAACCCTGCAGTCGTCGATATTCAGCACCCCAACGCCCCATTTCAGGATGTTCTCAGCCACGCTGCCATCAAGTGGCTTGCGGGCCAGACAGAATGGTTCGTTGGCCGGTTTCAGGGCTGTGCCAAAGCCTTTCCATATGAGACTGTCCGCAGTCTCGTGGCAAATGTGGTCGCCTTCCATGAACTTTGCACCTTCCGGAACCTGGCGTGAGAAGTGCCGGCCGGGCAGCACGCATTGCTTCTGAGCCACGGCGCGCTCCGCGTCATGGTTCTTCGGGAAACCACTGGAATAGATCCAAGGTATCATGTCGCGGATCTCAAACCCGGAATCCTCGATCGCTATTGCCATGCGGTGATACGTCTTGACGTGAGACGCCGCGACCATGTGCCCACCAGGCCTCAGAACTCTGAGACATTGCTGCCAGACCACAGGATCATAGGCTATGCCAGACCTGTCCCAACCTTTGCCCATGAAGTCGATTTCATACGGCGGATCACAGACGATCGAGTCTACAGAGTTGTCCGGCATCGCAGCCATGACTTCACGACAGTCTCCGAGGTGGAGGCTGCAATCAGAATGTGTCAAGGAAATCCCCTTGTTATAAACGGAATATCTGGAGAGCCATTCCGGGCGCCTCGCTGTACTTTTTGACGGCTTGAAGTTTCACGATCTGGCTATCGTCGTGCCACGCCACCTCGTTGAGGCCGTCGAATATTTTGACATAGTTATCAAGGTCTGGCTTAGAAACGACGTAGGTTCCGACCGCTGCGGCCTGCGCTTTCTTGGACCAGGACCTCGGGGGGGCAATGTAGAAGATGACCTTGACCCAGAGTGGACCAGATAGTGGGGCACGCAGAATTCTCAGAACCTCGGCCTTGATCGCCTTCTCGTAGTTCTCAGTGGCAGGAGGGGTGATGTGAGCGATCCACGTCCCACCACCTTTGGCAGCGGATCGCTTGCGCGTTGCGGTGCGTGCCCGTCCCTTGGCGACGACTTTGCCGCCAAGGAACAATTGCAGGTCAGGCTTTCGATCCGTCATGCTGTCCCGGTTTTCTTCCGGGTCTGACGAAGACGATTGGCGATGGCTGCCTTCCGCTCGGCCGCCGCGGTTTTCTTGCGGGCCTTCAGTTCGACGCGGCGCTTCACCTGACGCGAATCGACAGAGTCAGAGGTGGTAGGCATTGCTTCGGCTGCTTTTCGCTCGCGAATCGCTGCGAGTTGCTGGCCGTGACCAATCAGGCGTCCCATGGGAGGACGCATTCTTTGTTCGGTTTGGCTTGCCAGAGTTAGTTCGCGCTTGAAGTCTTCACCTTCAAGACCTTTGGTCAGGCGCTGAAAGACACGCTTCTGGAACATTGCGATAGAGTGAGCAGTTGGATCGCCGACGATGGTCGGGAGTCTGGTCGCGGTTTGCATGTGATATTTTCCTTCCATGGTCAGGCGCCTTCGAACTCGGCAGCAAGATCGGCCTGCTGTTCGTCGGACAGTTCAGCGCCCTCGATCGGCTTCGTGGTTTCGGCCGGCGTCGTAGCCTTGGCCTTGCGACCCTTCTTGGCGGCCTGTTCGACCGGCGTGTCGGCTTTCTTGTCGCACCGGGCCAGGAAGTCGGCTTCGTTCAACTTGTTCGCAGCGTTGGCGCCGTCGGCCCAGTCGTTGATATTTTCGGCCGGGACGTACTTCGGTGGCGACCCTGGCATGATCATTCCGGGCTCGGCCTTGCCCGTGACAGGATTGATATAGCCTTCGGGGTCGAGCGCGCCGAAGCGGATATCTTCAAAACCCCTGCGATACCAGCGCTCGGCATCGGTTTTGCCGCTGGGCTTGGGGTTCTTGGGTTCGAGCCAGTCCAGTTGTTCACCGACGTCGACCCCTGCCCAAATATCATATTGACGCTGAGCCTGCGAGTTGGACGCAGCAGCGTCTTCATCATCCATATCCAGAGCGTCGATCGTTCGATTGAATTGGACCAACTTGATGTTGTCCTTCTTGGCATCGGCCAACAGGGACTTCAGTTTTTTCTTCTGCGCATCGAACGCAGCCTTGGCCAGAGCCAGAGGACCGCGCTTGTGACGCAGGACCAGGCTCAGGTGCTCTTGGAAGACATCTTCCGGACTGCGGTTGTGGCCTTGGCCAGCGGGTTCGTCATTCGCCATGTGCTGAAACTCCTTTGTCAGCGTTGAGAAGTTCGTCGATGCGGTCCCGCTTTTCGCGAAGGACCTGGTTGACTGCGGCTACTGCTGTGCCGAGTCGGTTACCCTCGGGCGGGCGACCATTGCGCCAGCGCCGCAGCGTGGCAGCAGATAGGTTGGCACGATGTCCAAACTCGGGCTCAGTCATTCCAGTCACGCTGAGTCGGATAAAGAAATCGGCCATTTCTGGGGAAAGTTCAGTTGTCATGTTTATCTTCCATGCGACACGTGCAACATTTCGCGACAATATGACTTGTTTTTGTGCCACGTCAAGTGTAAGATTTTTCCGACATCAGCAATCGGAGCGAATCTAAATGGCCGAACCAGGCAAGAACCAAGTCGCGACTCAGGCTGCCACAGCGGCACCGACTGAAACAAGGCACGGTGCCATGACGCAGTTCATCGGCCAACTCGACAACAGGTTGGGTGAACTCGCCGGCCTGCTTCAAGGCATGGATGTCGCCAAGCGATTCGTCAGCGTCGTGAAGAACGCCCTGCTGAAAGACCCGGAACTGCTCAACGCGGATCGCACCTCTCTGTTTCAGGCATGTGTCCAGTTGGCGACGTACCGCGTCAATCCCGATGGCAAGCAGGCCGCGCTGGTGATCTACAGCACCAAGGTCAAGGACGCCAACGGCCGGGAGCAGTGGATCAAGAAAGTCCAGGCCATGGTCATGGTCAAGGGCATCGTCGAAATCCTGTACCGCACCGGCCGGGTCCAGCGCATCATCACCGATGTGATTTACGACGGGGAGTTTTATGACATCACGGGCGGCGATGCGCCCTCGATCAAGCACAAGCCATCTCTGGAAATTCGGAACGAAGACAACCCGAAGATCATCGCGTCATACTGCATCGTCGAAACCAAGGACGGCGTGCAGCACATGCGCGCCCTGTCGAAGAAGAAGATCGCGAAGGCCAAGGCCGCGTCGAAGTCAGACAACGTCTGGTCGAAGTACGAAGACGAAATGTCGATCAAGACCGCGATTCACTCCCTGTCCAAGACGCTGCCGTTCGAAGAACTGAAAACGGTCGTGGCTAACGAGGAGTCGTTCTACGATTTCACGAAGGTACAGGCCGCCGTTCCTGTCGTGACCACAGTCGCCCTGACACACAATCCGGCTGACGATATTCCCGAGGCGCCAACGAACCGTACTAGCCAAGAACAGGCCGGGCGGGAAGACGCTCACCGCCGCCGCGAACCTGAGCAGCAACAAGGGAATTCCGCTGGGCGAGAACCTGTTTCACCGCCGCCGACCGGCCGGGTCGAACCCAAGCCTGAGCAACGATCTGAGCCGGAAAATAATGCTGCAACCGGCACCCCTATTGAGCCCCGGCTCGACACCCCTTCTGACCAGTCTATCTCTGACGCGGATCGGGCAGCAGCTATCGAACCGGAAGGGCCTGCCGACGGGCCGCAAACTTCGCAGGAAGGCACTCAAGCCCCCAGCGCAGGACTTATCGCCAACGCCATCAAACGTGCCCGTGCGGCAAAATCTTGGGACGAGATCGTGCAGCTTCTGACGTGGCTCAGGGACGAGAAGATCGGGCCGTGGGAAGCCGCCATCGCCATCGACCAGGATCACGAACTCTACGCCGCGATTCGCGACACGGAGTTGTGGGCCAATGCCTTCCCCGGCGACCCGTTCTTTGTTGAAGTGAAGGATGACCAATGACCGAAACAGCACTCCTGATCGACACCGAGACCACGGGTATTGTCGAACCATCCGTCGTCGAGTACGGCCAGATGTTGGTCATGTTCGACGAAGCATGGTCATTCGGCGGTCTGTGGTCATTGCGCTACAAGCCCACGAAGCCCATCGAATTCGGCGCCATGTCGGTTCATGGCATTACCGAGCAGGACGTTGCGGACCGGGAGCCGTTCGTTATGTCCAGTTTCGGCCACGAATACATGATTGGCCAGAATGTGGACTTTGACTGGGCCGCTGTCGGAAAGCCGGACTGCAAGCGCATCGACACGCTCTGTCTGGCCCGCAAGGTATGGCCCGATCTCGACAGCCACAAACTGATGGCGTTGGTCGCTTACCTCGACGTGGCCCGGTTCAAGGAATTCTTCGCCAGTGCGCACAGCGTCGAGACAGACATCCTTGCGACGGCGTTCGTGCTGCAAAAACTGATCGAGGTTCTGCATCCCGCCAACATGGCCGACCTATACCAAATGTCCGAGGAAGCCCGCATCCCGACCGTGATGCAGTTCGGCAAGCACAAGGGCATGGCCATCAAAGACCTGCCGGCCGATTACGTGCGCTGGTATCTGGGTCAGGCCGAGACTGACCCGTATTTGGTTCAGGCCATGAGGGCGAGATGATGCAGCCAGTTCTGACACAAAACCCATCGGTTCCGGCGTTGACGTGGCGCTGGAAGGACAGGCACGACAACATGCACGCTCCACGTGACATGGAAACCAGACACCTGTTTTATACCTTCAGGATGATCTGGAATCACTGTGCCCCGCCCAAGGCTCGCGTCGGCCGTAACATTCAGTTCTATCGTTTCTCGCCGTTCTATACCGCTGACTACATGAAGCAGGCCGTCCAGCATGTCTGGCGGGAGTTGAAAACCCGCAGAGACCTGACTGCGGGCCAAGAGCGAGAGTTGGCTGAAATGATGGCGTGGGTCGGGGCCGACTTCACTGTGGTCGACGAACCGCAATATCTTCACGGCCCTCGCCTTGCTCTGGAACCACCAAGACAATGACCAGACTTCAATACCTAAGCCGCGAACTGAAGATCGCACTGGAAGCCTTCAACGCTCGGGTCCACGGCAGTTATTCCGAGTACCTGGCCAAGGCGGCGATCGAGGCCATGAACGAGTTTGAACGGATCAAGGAGAAGGCCAATGGTTGAGTACCACCACAAGGTCAGGGTTTCCAGCACTGACGAATATGTCTGTACCAAGTGCGGCGCTGCGTTTCAGGCCGCTACTCTGGAATGGGGATGCTCGGGCCATATCGCAACAGCACCTGAGATCGTCGACGCCCGGCTGCTGGTCGACACCTTTATCAACGATGCAGCCACGAGGACTGTGCAATGACTGATGACATCGAAATGCCTGCCGAGCCCACCCAGACTTACCCAGACGGCGACTATGCCGTGGTAGAAGTCCTTGGTCACGTCCGTCACATCGGCCGATACCAGGAAGTTGAACGCTTCGGCCAGAAGTTCTGCGAAGTCGAACCGATCGAGGACGGTGAGTTCAAGACTCCTGTCTTGGTCGGAGGCTCGTCGATCTATCAGTTCCGGACCTGCACGGCGCAATATGCTTTCGACAACGCTCCCCAGTCTTGGGAATATCGCCGGGCTCGCCAGACTGCTGCTTTGCCGGCGCCGAAGGTCCACGACTCGGATTTCGCTGAGGTGGACGAAGACTATGACGACGGGTTTCCGATATGAAGCGCTTCCAATTAGCGGCTTCAATCCTGATAGCGATTATAGCACTCAGTCTTGGCGTGGGCCTGAAGGTCTGGCGATACAACCTATGTCGTGCCGAGGGACTGAGCAAAACATACTGCTTCTGGAGGTAATGTGACACAAGAAACGCTCCCCGCTCTCATAGAAACCCAGTCCGTCGCGCAGGACCACGGCGACGTTGACAACCTCGTGCTGACCCTGGCCGAGGCGATTGACCTATATTTCAATTTGCCGGATGGCACCTTCATAGGAATGCCCGATTATCTGTATTTCGTGCAGAACAGAATCGGCTCGACCGACATCAAGATACTGGCCAGCGACACGGCTGAGGATTGGTTTTATTCGTCGAAGGACAATCCTGACCGGGAAGAAAGCGAGCGAGACGACGAGTATCTATTCGGCAGGGCGCTTCATACTATAGTCCTTGAGGGGTTCGACACATTTTATGAACGCTACGTCGAGTCACCGTTCGACTCATACGTTCCAAAGGCCGCCAGAGATTGGAAAGCCGAACAGGCGCGTCTTGGATTAACTCCGTTGAAGCCGAAGACCTACAAAAACGTCCACTCTATGGGAGCGCTTGTTCACACACACCCTGAAATCGGGAAGTGGATCAAGGGAGGTCTCGCCGAGGTCACAGTCCTGTTTACCTTCGATGGAATCAGGATGCGGGCCAGGCTTGATAGGCTTCTGACGGACCAGATCATAGACTTGAAGAGCATGGGCAAACACGTCATGGCAAAGCGTGTTCCGCTTGGAATAAGCCCAGACGTCTACACCTGCATCCGCATAATCCGTGATCTGGGCTACTCCGGGCAAAGGCACATTTACAGCCGCGCTCGTGTCTTTATGCGAGACCAGATTCGCAACGGTTTGGTCTTCGGCGCCAACCCGCGGCAACTGGACTGGCTCAAGGGCCTGGTCGATGTCGAGACATGGGGCTTCACGTTCCTGTTTTTCAAAAAGACCAGCAACAACGCCAAGAGTCCGTCGGCACCGGTCCTGACACCAATCATCAGGAAGATGGGCGACTTCACCGACTTGCGGGGCGAGAAGATGCTGAACAAGGCATGTGACAACTATCACCGCCTGCGGGAGCAGTGGGGCACGGTGCCATGGGCCAGGGTAAATATGGCCGTCGAACCTGATGATGTTCTGTTCGAAGAAATGTTCGGCCGAGACGACAATGCGCCGGCTGAAAGCGCAGATGACGATCAAGACTGGGACGATGACGAAGAAGGATCCCCCACCAATGCAGAATGACAAATGGATTTTCGAGGACGAAGGCCAGCCTGAATACCTTGATGGCAGCGAATCTCAGTTCACCATTCGACGCGATGGTGGCGGCCCCGTCGCATACGCCCTCAAAGAGGACGAGGCCCGCCTGATAGCGGCAGCTCCTGAACTGCTGAAAGCTACCATCGTTCTGTCAGAACTCTTGCGAGCCTTTACCGGCCCTGACGACGCCATGGCAAATGCCGCGTTTGCCATTTCCGACGCCGCCATCCTGAAAGCAACGGTAACGCCATGACTGACGAACAGCGCGACGAGGCCCGGATCGCATTCGGCGAAATGACCTTTGATGGTTACTTCGCCTTTGCCATCCAGCATGAAGGCTGCCGTCAAATTTACATTGACGAAACTGGCGATCCTATGCCGCCCCCATTGACCGATCCTGACGGCCTGGGCGCTTGGATTGACCGCTTCAAGGCGTGGTCCAAGGCCGACTACATGAAAGCGTTTGAAGGCAAAAACCCATGACCACACAAGGCAAAACATCGGACGGGGCGCGCTACGTTATCGTGCCTGATAAGGCGACGGAAGAGATGGCAACGGAGGGCAGTAGCGCCAGCACCTATCAAGGTCACATAGGACACGCAACGCCAAACAGCGTGAAGCGGTCCTACACCGCCATGATCGCCGCCCGTCCAAAGTCTAACGCAGTGGTGGTGGATCGGGAGGCGCTGGCATGGCTGACCGGCCTGACTGAGGTCCGCAATATCATGTCGTGGCATCCCGACATGGCCTCCAAACTTGATGCCGCCCTACAGGACAATCAACCATGACCCCAATCCAAGACGTGACGGCTGAAACGGCAAGGGAGAATGCATCACCAGAAAACGAGGCTTGGCAACTCCTGGGAAGTGTATCTGAAGCGGTGGAAGAAGCCATGGAGTATGGCTCATCTATGGATGGCGTGGCTATCAAGGCATCTGAGGCGCACGAGATCATAACCGATCTTGTCCGCGAAGCTAACCAGTCCGCCGCCACCATCTCCCGCCTCCGCTTCCTTGTTAAAGAAGCGGCAGAGGTGACGGAGCCGTTTGCTAAGGTCGCCACGGAAAGATACCCAGGCAAAAAGCACACCTCGCCCCTTTACGGCCTAGAGAGGCAGACGGGCACTGGCGAACTTCGTCTGTATTCGCCATTTTCCGACAGTCGCAGCGAGCTTGAAATGTGGTCTGCCGACTTCGTTGCCGCCGCCTCCCTCCACGAAAAGCTACGGAGCGAAGATCATGGGTGAGTCCAGACAGCCGCCTGAACTTTTGACGACCGACGAAGCTAAAGCGCTTTTGAAGCGGGCCGAACAACTCTGGTCCGACCTTCAGAAAAATGACCTCGGCGGCTTTTCCGGTGGCAATAGGCCTTTCTATATCCTGTGGATGATGAAGCAGGTCATAGAGGTTTTTGGCCGCAGAGACATAGGCCAAACGTGGTCAAAGGATGAACTCGACTCCCTCGCCAAGCCCGTAGCCACGTCAGGCTACATGCAGTCTGTGCCTGAACCGCAATGGTCTGAATGGTTCGACTGGACAGGCGGGGAGTGCCCGATACCGTGGGCAAAGGAATTTGAATGGTCATTCAAGGCTGCGTGGCAAACAGACGGACGCGAGGCCAATTGCTGGGCCACCAGCCTGGACTGGAGCGCACCCGTAGTTGCTGCGCAGATCACCACCTTCCGCTACCGCCTTGACCGCGCACCCGCAGGCTTCGTCTATCCGCCCACCCCTGCGCCGGCCAGTACAGAGGGAGAGTCGGTAGCGTGGCGTCATAGGTATAGGTACAAAAACATACCTGACGAACTAGGATGGGATATCTGTGTCACCCAATGGGCGCTGACTGACAAGCCGCTACCGGAGGGCTCGAAATACAGGTCCCATCGCGACTTCGAAGAGCAACCCCTCTACACCCGCCCCCAGCCAGACGAAAGGCTGAAGGTAGCGATGGAACTTCTCGACGCTTACGAAGCCAGTACCAAGAAATTGCCTTTGGGGCATGAACAGCCAGCCCTTGGGTGCTCAAGTTTCAACTGGCGGATGGCAGTTATCTGCGAACTCCGCGCTATCCTTTCAGCCATTAAGGACCCGACCTCATGACCACCACAGAACAACGGGCTAGGGCCAAAGCACTGCTGGAGAAGCACCGTACCAGCGGGGCCGAAATGCTTGGCAAACGCTTCATAACCGAGGCAGACGCCCTCGCAGCCATATCAGAAGCCCTTTCCGAGGGGGTGAAGCTGCAAGCAGACGTTGTTGAACTGGTCATAGCTGCTCGCATAGTGGCATTTGAAGACAAATCCCCAGAGGCAATTAAGCGGCTCGATAATGCTTCCGAAGCTTTTGCGTCACGTGTTCCGTGGGAGAGCGAAAATGGATAAGTTACGAGCCTGTGTAGCCGAGGCGATTGACCAAGAACTGGAACGCCAGCGGGATGCGAAGGAGTTTTCGTGGCCGTATGATAGCGATCTTCTGGCAAAGGTTGCGATTGGGTCTGTCGAAACCGCAGCCCGTGAATGGTTGTCCCCCGTACAGGTGGGGTGGCGAACGATGGAAAGCGCGCCGAAGGACGGGACATGGATCATCGCGCAATGTGGTGACATTCCTGATGAGCGCTGGAGCCATATGGCAGGCCGCTGCTTTGTCATCAAGCATATGGGCGTCAGTGGACGGCTTGACATGGGCTGGGCGCTGTATCCCGGCATGGGCGTGGGCGATGACTGGCTTTGTCGCTGGATGCCTCTCCCCGCCTCTCCCACTACCAAAGGGGAATGAGCCGTGGCCGATCAGAAAACGCCGCCGATAGTTCCTCAAGAGTATCTTGCGGGCGTCAAGGTTGTCGATATAGGTGATATCAGGGTTTCTCGCGGCATGTCGCGCAGGCCAACCTCAGTATGCGCCCATCGAAAGCTGATGTACGATAGCCGAGAGCGCCGCATATGGTGCTCTGATTGCGAAAATGACGTGGAAGCGTTTGACGCCTTCGAGGGCGTGGTGGGTCAGTTTCATCGCGCCGCGACCCAAGCTGAACGGCGTCTTGAGAACGTCGAAAAGGCTGAGCAGGCATCGTTGATTTCGCGCGCAGCAAAAGCCTTTGACGACATATGGCGCCGACAAAAGGTAGCCCCAGCCTGCCCGCATTGCAAGCGCGGCATCCTTCCCGAAGATGCAGCAAAAGGCTTGACAAAGGTCAGCGCAGAGATTGAGCGCCAAAGAAGGGGACGGTCATGACTAACACATGCGAGACGCGACTTGATTTTGAATGGCGCCTGGATAGGTCGCTGTATTGGAATGGTCGAATGATTGGCTACGTTTGGCTGAAGCATCCGCCGAAAACTGACTGGTGGGTGGCGAGCCTTTGCGAAGATGATGTAAGCGCGCCACTTACAAAAGCTGAGGCCAAGCGCGCCTTGGAAATTGCAGCCTGCGCTTGGCTTGTCGGAGAGCATTCTCCCCGGAGGGAAGGATGAAGCCCCTCTACACCTTCCGCGACGGATACAAGATATCTTGGCACATCCCGCCTGAAACGCCGGCTGTTTATGTCGGCCCGGGTGGTCAGGTTGTCGCAGCCAAGTCGTTTGACCTTGAGCCACCGTTCATGTCGATGAAGCTGAAACCGCCGCCTGATGGTTGGGTAACTATTCCGATGTGCGGCTCCAGTCAGTCTGAAGGCGTACCGTCAATTCCACCCACAAGGAGATAGAACATGATCGGCAAGAAACTCGTCGAGTTCAATCAAGTCAATTGGGATAGCATAAAACTGACCCTGGACCAGATCACCAAGGACTTTCAGGACGTGGCAGGTCGTGCCGGGTGCGCCGTCGAAGACCTGACCATCTGCATTACAGAGAACCAGAACGGTATAGATCCCAAACGGGTCCGTGTCGTCTTCTACCGAAAGCTAAGGGATGGCGAGCCTGACACTGATGAGGTGGCGTTGTATCTGAGCCTCAAGGAAAAGTACGATGGTGCGAATGCCGGCGCAAGCCTTATGGAAGGCACCTCATCATTCCCGCCAGTAATGGTCCGCTAAGGCTTGCCCTGGGCGATATCAACCAGCGCTTTACGCTTTGCCTCGCAGGCTTGTAGCGCTGCTTCTTGGTCGATCGAGAACACGGCCAGGTCCTGAACCGTCTTTACCAGAGCGGGATCTCCGGACAGGCACGATTCAAGGACCGACGGGGGAAGCGGAACTGGTACTGGAACCGGCCGAGTTGCGCACGAGAATAACCCCAGAACGCCAACTGTCGATAAAAGGACCAGCATCAGCACATTTCGGGTCTTGGGCTTGTACGGCAATTTGAGCCTCCTTGGCTTTGACATAGACCTTCCGCGTCACGGTCTGGATCTGCGTCTCGATCTTGATGTTGCGCTCCGCAGCCAGTGCCCGGGCCTGAGCTGCAGCGAGATCGGCCTTCATCACTTTCAGTTCGGCGCCACGGTGTTCGAACTCGAACCATAGGCCGCCGACTGTTCCGAGGATCAGGACTGCCGCGCCGATCAGGAGGTAGGTCTTGATGCCGCTGAACATGGTCAGATGCCGAACAGTGATTTCATTTTTACCAAGTAGGCTTTGCGCTCTGCAAGTCCGCGGGTTCCGCCATTGATTCGCTTCGTGATCGTCAGAACGTCATCCTTGTCGGCAAGCGCTGACAGACCATGGTCGTTCCAGAACTGGACAGCGATCCTGACAGCGACATCGGTCGTGGCAGCCAGTTCGGGATTGCCTATCAGGTCCAGGCCGAGAGCAGCGGCATACTTGGAATAGTTGCTTCGGCCGGTAAGCTGAATGATGCCGCGACCACGGAATCGGTATCCATCTCCGAGATAGGTATTTCCGAGATCCTTCCGGCCGTCGTACTTCTTGAAATAGTCCGGGCCGCCGAGCTCATACCAGTAATGGAACCCGCCAGACTCATGCGCGCACTGAGCAATGAAGTGCGACAGCCTGAGCGCTGTGTCGATGTGGCCCTGTGCAAGCCTCAAAGAAAAGGCCTGAGTCAGTTCGGGCAGTCTGACTGGGTCAATGTGAGCCCCGATGGCCTGGATCAGTCCTGAGTAAGTTTTCGGACCAGTGAGGCCGTCGATCGCGCCGCCGTACAGGCCCTTGGCCGCGAGGTTCTTTTGCAGGGTTTCAAACATCGGGCATTTGCTCCAGGGCTTGTTTCAGAAGTTTGACGTACTTGTCGCGCGGCATGGTCATCGAAACCGTCGGTCCTTCGGTCAGAACACCATCATCGTTCGGAACGGCCGGGCCTCGAACCGAGATGCGGACCGTGTCGCCGGCGTCATGGACATGCAGGAACTCGGGATAGGTGCCGGACTGCGCCGTATAGGCCGCTGCGAGCGTCATGGTTATTCCTCGGGCTTGGGATTTGGCTCTACGGTCACGACGGCCGGCGCCTGAACAACGACAGGATTTCCTTGGACGCCAGATGCAGCAGCGACTGCCGTCTTGAGCACGTCATTGGATGCAGCCACAGCTTGGCGCGTTCCCGAATCAGGGCCGCCGAATATCTTGCGGAAGATAGGCCCGGCCATGTTCCCAAAGATAAATCCGATCACGGTGCCGATCATGACCTCGTTCTTGTTCGGGATTTCCTTGAACATAAGGATGACCACGACGAAGGCAACGATGGCGACCGTAGCAAAGGCCAGCACGCGCTGAACGATTCGGTCTTCCCGGTCCTGCGGTGTTTCAATCACGATGGGACTCCCTGATCAGGCCGACAGGGTGCGACGAAACGCGGCGTTTGTCAAAACCTGTGGGTTATCCAATCCTCAAAGGCCCGAGACCCATCCTGCCGAGCAGGGCGTTGAGCCATGGGAGCACAAGAGCCGTAACGAGGACATAAATTAGGCGAAGGTACTTATTCTCGGTCTTCACGTCCTTCATTTCATTGACCAAGCCACCTTTGTGATCGCCAGTTCCATACAGCGTTTCCTGGTGATCATTTGCCACTGTCTCCAGGTGTTTGATCCTTCCTTCGAACCGACCCTCTAGTCTGGCCAGTTTTGTCTCTATGCTGTCCTCGCTCATCGACGATCACCAGCACGAATATGGTCAGGGCGTACAGCCCAATCGCTATGCCCGCTGCCAGTTCCCAACTTAGCGAAGGCATTACGAATTCCGCCCCAGAGATTCACACTCAGCAATAAGATGTATATCGCATCCGAAACGATTTCAGACAACCTTACCGATTGACCGTGGGTCACAATAAACGTGATGCTGAGCAGCATCATCAGAAGATAACCAAGCGGTACGCCTGCCCGCAGGACTGGTTTTCCAGCGTAAAGGTGGCGGTTGTAGAGCCATATAAAAATGATGGCGCTGTCCACGATGCAGAGCCAGACCTGCCTGTCAGGCGGTTGAATGAAAAGCTGCAGGCCGATACTGGCCCCGAGATCAAAGGCCAGCAAAAAAGCTGTCAGTTTAAGTGCCGAATCCCGAGACCAAATGGACAGGATGGAGTTCGCCGCAATCAAAGCGCCGAGAACAAGAAAAAAAATCGTGCCTATCATGTCGACGAACTCCTTTTCAGCGATCAGCAGGTGCAGCCAATGCTCTTCGGCATCACAACATATTCGCCTTCCTCGCGCAACGCACCGTCCTCTTGCATGATTTGGACGTTAGCCTGATCGAGAGTTTGTGCGAAAAGGCGTTTGAGCTTGTCGATTTCGGCGGTCGTGGCTTCTTGGGCCTTGACCAGGTCGGACTCGGCGAAGTCTTCCTGCGCCGTAATGTCGAGTTCCTTGGCGCGCTTTTGGAACACGTGGCCGACGGCATTGATGAGGTCTTGAAGGGCAGCGGTAGTGATGTTCATGATAGACTCCTGTTGGTTATGGGACGGGTACTAAAGCACTGATAGACCACGACTTACAACATCACCCTTTAAGCGGTTGTAGATTTCGATGACTTGGCTGTCGTTGAGCAGCGATCCGGCATAGAACCCGGCCGCCATTTTGGCCCCTGTTGCGTTCGACACGCTGAAGCAGCTATTGCCGAAAGCGAACCTGCGGGAAGGCGTGGCGGCTGTCTTTGTCACGCCCGTGTTCTGGTTTGCCGTTATGGCGCCATCGACGACCCACATGACGCGACGAACGCCTGCTGCGGAATGAGACATGGCGACAAAGGCCCAGGACCCGGCCACGACTTCAGCAGGAGGCGTGATGTTGGTTGTGACGGCGCCGGTGCGGACGGTAAGGACGCCGCTGGTCGAGTAGAGCAGATCACCGCCCTGGCCGTTATTGCCGTTGGCCGTTCCCATGATGACCATGACGCCGCTGGCCGATGAGGGTTGGAAAATACAGCCCACGGTCTGCTCGACTATGTCGGCGTATGGTGTTTGATATCCGTCGATTCCTACCAGTGTCGCGCCACTGTCAAAGGTCAGGTATCCCTCGCTGAAGGCGGGAAGATCAGCAATGTGAGCCGTGGCTGTCGCGCCAGTCCCGCCATTCGTCGGGGTGAAGGTGACTGTGGGTGCAGACGTGGCATCAACTCCGGGGTTGGTCACAATAACGCCAGTGACTACGCCGGCCGTCACCACAGCCGTCGCGGCCATGCCGGTGCCGCCATAACCGGAAAGTCCAACTGTTGGTGCGCCGGTATAGCCAGAACCTCCGGCCGTGACGCTGATATACACCGTCCTCTGAAGCGCATTGGTCTGTGCCGCGTCGATCATGGCGGTATTGTCGTCGCCCAGCAGCCATGTCTTCGCAGATCCAGGCAGGTCCGGAAGTGGTATGGAACGACGGCGATAGAGTTGCTGGATGATGGGCGATCCTGGCAAAGACGGTGCGCCTTGGATTTCGACGTAGGGGACTCCGGTCATTATGACGGCTCCACGATGATGATGGGAAGTTCGAAGTGCGGGCAAATGTGGTACGTGGGATAGGTGACGCCATCGACCAAAGTCTGTTCTGTCGTGGTGTCGCGAAGGTTGCCCGTACCGCCGTGGCGAATGGTCATGCCTGTGCCGAAATAATCCAGGCCGTACCGAACCACGCCTGCTGTGGGCTGCGAGGCCAGCGCCATTGCCACTGTATCGCCATCCGCCCCGACAGCAATTCCGGATGCTGTGATCTTAGATCCAGACTCGCCAACCCAGAAGCCTTGATCCGTGGCCTGTGGAACAAAGTCTGCGGCGAAGACCAGCGCCTTCGGAATGGTGAAGTTGATGGTCAGGGTGTTCGATCCGCGTACCATCGTTGCTGATTTGGGCCAGATGCAGTCCGGGACGCGGCCCTCGACCACAAGTTGGTGATAGGCCCGGCCCACGGTATAGGCAAAACGCGCCTCGCCCACGTTTGTCAGGTGGAGATTGTCGGGGCCAAAGTTCAGGTGATAGATTGGCCCGGCGAAGTGGAAATACGGGGACTGGTTGATGCAGTCCTGAATCGCGAGGTCAACAATGCCCGTGCCGTCGCCGTCGTTGATCGAGTATCCCACGGGCTGGTAGCACAGCATCTGAAACGGCATGGGTTGGTTGTTCAGAGCCTTGATATCCCGCTCATAGGATTCTCGCAGCGCCAACAATGCGGCGACACATTCCTCTCGCGTCAGGTCCGCGTTTTGGTTCGTGTATTCGCCCCACATCAGCAGGCCGGATTGAAAATAACAGACCTTACCTTGCCCCTTGGCGATGTTTATGCCGGACCTAATTGCGTCCATCGACCTTTCGTAAACCACAGAACCTGGGCTGATGTTCGCTAATGACTGGCCCGACTTTCCAGGAGCGCTGGGGTAAAAGACAAGGCTTGCCGGGTCAATGCCCTGATAAAGCGCGGCGCGGCGATTGACCTCGCTGGTAGCTCGGGTGCAGACGGTCTCACCTTCATAGTCGCCGATTTCGGTTCCGCCGTCTTCGACATTGTTCTCGACCAAGGGTTCAAACGAACTGGCGACATAAGTGCGGACGCCACCGGCCAGCATGACGTTGTGGTAAGGCTGGGTCGTGGAAAGTGCGGGGTAGGATTGCCACCCGATGCCGAGCGACTGACTCACGATGATCAGGCCGTTATAGCCCACGGCATATTCCACCCAGGACGGCTTGATGACCCCGGCGTCGAGCCCTGTGTCGCCCTCAATCAGGACATCCGAGAGGACGGCGCGGTTGAGGATACGGTCATAATACAACGGCATCCGGCCCGTCGGCGTCATCGACCCGATGGGGACGTAGTCTCCCGTCCCGGTATAAACATGCGTGTCGATATAGGGCGTTATGGCGTCGGTAATGGCTGTGGTCAGGCCATCGCCCTCGATCTCGCCAAAGACAACGAGGTGGCCGTCACTAAGCCGTGTGGCGAAGATCAGCCGGCCCGTGGCTGACATGACGTGCGGGGCGTAGTCGCTGGCCGAATCGGTGAAGACCTTGGCCTGTGGTTGTATATCGCCGATCGCTGTGACGCTTGCCACAGCAGCGGTGACTTGGTCCAACAGTGCCTGAGCCGCTGCATCTACGGTTCCACCGGCCGGGCCGACCAGGCCAGCGCGATACTCGGCATATGTCCCGGTATTGCCCTGAGAAAGCCAGACCTGAAAGTCGGTTTGGCCCTGTGCGCCTTGGATGCCCTGAATGCCTTGGCCGCCTTCGTTTCCTTTGGACACGAACAGCAACCAGTCCCCGCCCGGAGGCGCAACACCTATGGAAAACCCTTCGTAATCCACGGGCAAGAAATATTGCGATCCATCGCTTTCGACAGACTGAGCCGCGTAATACGGCGTGGCGTTGTTGTACGGGCCTGTAGGAACGATGGTCCCGCCCGGCTCGCCTCGGTTCACCAGAACCCAGGTTCCAGACTCGGTCAGGGACCACAGAGAGCAGTCGTCAAGCGTAACGATGGTCGCGATCCAACCCGCTGCCGGCGTATCGAATACCCACGAACCTGACGAGAACGAAGCGACCTCATCATCATGCCCGGCCCATGCTCCGGTGCCGGCCGAGCCGACGACGTAGGCATTGCCCTCGGCGGGAGAGTTCGGCGGATCGTTGTCGCCGATCGAGATGACATGCAGTTGAACGACACGGCCCAGCGTGTCCAGGTCCGCATTTATGGCGGAGAGTTTTCTGTCGGTTCCAAGTCGAGACAGACCAATCTTTTCGGCCGACATTCAAACCACCCATGCCAAATATGGAGCGGAGCATATCGAAAAGACCAAAAACCACAATAGGCGGTATGTCTGGCCGCTCGTCACACGCCAGGAACCAGGCCCGTGATGCTGTACTCGTCTTTCAGAATCGTCGCCATGAATTCTGCCTGATCGTCTTCTTCGGACGTATTGAGCGCGACTTGGTGCGCCGATCCGCAATAAAACCCCGACCTGCCAGAAGCACTGAACCCGGCGCCCATCCGAAGGTTCCGCCCGGAAAGCACCCGGCTATTGGTGTTTGCAACGAATATGGCGGGCGTGCCTGCGGTTATGTCGCGAATAGTCATGCCGACCCCAGCCTCGATCCGGGCCGCCCACATCCGCAACTGGTTCAACTGAGTCCCGGTGTAGCCCGGCCTGGTGCAGTTCACCGTGGTCGAGACGCCAGAGACCAGAAACTCCGCTGTGAGGCGAACATTGCCGGTGCCGCCGACAAAGACGCTCATGCCGACGGGGTGGTTGCTGGACAGTTGATAGCCGATATAGATCGGCCGGGTCGTTGAAACGTTGATGTCGGGAATTGTGCCGTTGGCATTTTCAGGCTTGGCGGCGAAGATGAACGTCATCGACTCGGTTTCGGCGACTTCGTATTCGATGCAGTTCAGGTAATCGCAGCCCCGCATGTGGTCCGTTACGAAGTGTGTCTGCGGCAGACCATCCTCGATACCGTCAACCATGCCGAGGACAGATCCGGCCCGGCGACCCGCCACAGGAAATCCGGAGCGGTTGACCTGTGAAAACCGGGCGTCGGCCCCGCTGAAATTAAGGCAGGCCAAGCCGCGTTTCACGGGAGGGTTTGACCATAGCCCGAACGGGTTACTTGTATCGCCCATTGCTTGTAAACGTATGCCGGTCATAGCGGGTCACTCACATGCGTTGCGGGCTTGCGGAAAAGATTGAGTTGGCGGCCGGCCGGGAAGTAGTCGTTGAGGTAGGCGACTGTTGACTCCCACACGCCTGAGCCCAGAGCGGGATCATAGATTTGCTTGAAGAACTGGAACTTGGAACTGTCGATGACGTTGCCCGTGCCGAACGGAGCAATGCGCCGGCCGTAGTCCAGCATCGGGGTCGATCCGAAACTGCGGTTGCACGTTTTGAGGATGCTGTTTTCTTCCACGACCTCGATCGCCGTTATGGTCAGGTCTCCATCCGAGTCCCAGGGATAGAAGCCTTTGTTCAGGTTCAGGAAGCCTTGCGTGGTCTGCATCTCGACCGTGGCGCCGACCAAGTCATAGGCCGTGGCGAATTGCAGGGGAGGCTCTGGCGTCAGGAAACTCGTCAGCATCTGATTCCCGCACACCTTGATCTCGTAGGGCGCGAAAGGAATGGGGTTCTGGTTCAAAACCAGTAGTTCGAAGATTTCGTATCCCAGCAGTTGGCTGGCCCACATGGTAGAATTGACATCCCAGTGGATGCCCTTTCTGCTGCCCATGTGGCAGGCCGAGATGAAGAAGCCCGGTTCGTTCAGGGCGAGATCCAGTTGTGCCGTTGCTATGGGAAGGCCGCCAGGATTGATCAGGCCGCGTCCGCCGATCTGGTTCATGAACCACGGCACCATAGGCTCGCCGGTCTGGTTCAGCAGGCCCAGGGTGATGTCGTTGTGCCGATCGACGCGGCGCTGCTTGGTCAGGTTCTGCCACGTCGTCGGATCGGTATAGCCACCGAATCCGTCCGCCGTATCGCTTTCGCCCTGCTGCATGACATGGAGCAGGTGCTTGATGTTCGGGTCAATGAACTTTGCCAGAGCCGCGCCATTGAGGAGCCTGGGGTAAATGTCATCGTCCGGGGTTGGCGGGACGTAGTCTTTGGCGAGTTGGGCCGCTGTCTTTCCTGTGCGAGACCCCTCGATCGCGACGAAACTGTGGAGCGGGTCAATCGACAACCCGAAGTGGCGCAGGCGCAACCAATCGAATACCAGAAGCGCACCTTCCATGATTGTCTGCCCGACATTGGTGTCTGTCGGGGCAAGCGCGGCGTACTCGGCCTGGGTCAGGATGGTGTTGTCAGCAGAGCCGCGTACCGTCGCAATCATGCGTTTGAAGGCCACGTCATCGCCGCACTGCACCCAGTCCGGACCCTTGACGCTTCGGGGGTGTATGCTGTCCCCGATCATATAGATGCCAGTAGTGCGGTTCTGCCAGGTGGGCGAAAGCAGCAATGGAGGGAAGCACTGTGTGCCGTTCGAGTTCGACTGGCCGTCGACGGTGCAAAGACTGGTGCTCGCCATCAGACCTGAGATGTAGCGAGGATTGGCCAAGGCGGCACGGCGCCGCGCGACTTCCCGAGTCGCACGGTTGGCCTGATTGCGGATATAAGAATCGGGGAACTTTTTGGCGATGGTCCGGTGAATCAGGGCGCCGACCGGATCTCTGAATTCGCCGACGGCACGCTCAAACGTGTAGCCGGATATGGCGGACTGATCCGGACCGATCTGCCACATGACGCTGTCATAATCATTCGCGCCCTGCCAATTCGCATCGTCCGTCGCCGTGACGTACATATTGGCGACCTGGTCGATGAGGTGTACCGCAGCCTCTGCCCGGTCGGCTGCGGCCTCGGCCCGGTCGCGTGCCGCTACGGCCGCTGGAGTCACATCTCCTGTTGGGCCGGGAGGTCCTTCAGGCCCCTCAGTCGCCACCAGCACCCATGTCGCATTGGATGTGAGGCAATAAAGATCGCACTGGGCCGGATCGAGGACGGCCACGAGCCAACCCGGTTGCGGCGCGTCGAACTGCCACTCAGTTCCGTCCCATGTCGCCACCTGCCCGTTATGGCCGACCCAGGACCCTGTCGTGCTGGTGCCGGCTATATAGGCATCGCCGGGTTCCGGATCGGCTGGCGGGTTATTTGTTCCAATAGCGATTACCGACAACTGGACGAGGCGGTCGATCGTTGCCAGGTTCGTGTTGACCACGCTGCGCTTCAGGTCATTACTGAGCAACGTCAGGGCAAGTTTTCTGGTCGACATAGAGGGCCACCCGTCGCAACAACAACGTGGCGAGCATACCGAAACGGCCCTGAATCACAATAGGCGGTGGATCGGCGCTAGAGTTTGACCCGAACCTCTCCGGTCGACGTCTTGTAAATCATACCCGCAGCGAGGCCACCAGTAACCGCAGCCGCCTCGTTGGCGTAGGTAGGGAGTCCGTTGACGGTCAAGGTATTTGTGGCCCCGCTCACAGCCGAACCGATCGACACATTTGTGGTCGAGCCTGACAA